ATAACGTGAGCGACGTGGCCGCTATTGGCTACGGCTCCAATACAGCAGAGGACGTCAATGTCGGGGGCGACCAGTCTGTAGGGGAATACTATTTCACTTTGGCGGCCTCTAAGACACTTGAAGTTCAATATCGTGTGGGCACTTCTTGGGCTACGGATGGCCTAGGTAGAGCTATGAGCTTTGGAAATGTGGAAGTCTACACTCAACTAACTATCTGGAAGATTGGGTGATCTGTGGACATCAACTATCCTGTCTGTTATGCCGCCGTCAGGCGCTACGAAGGTGGCAATGACGACGATCCCCGTGACCCCGGTGGGCGCACCTCGCGTGGTATCATTCAGCGAGAATGGAATGAATACCGCAAGACCCATCCAGGGCGGCCAGCCGATGTCTGGAAGGCTTCGGAGGAGGACATTGCAGCCATCTACAAAGACGATTATTGGACCAAGCAGAGCTGTGGAACTATTGTCTCCGGCGTAGACGAGAGTGTGTTTGACTATGGAGTCAACTCTGGAGTTGGCCGCTCTCGAAAAGTTCTACGTCGTTGCCTTCATCTTACTGACAATGCTCCAACTAGCGATGTGCTGAAGCGATTGGGGATGCTGACTCCTAATGGGGTCTCTATGCTCATCGAGGCTATCAACGACGAGCGTATGGCCTTCTTGAAGCAGCTGAAAACTTGGCAGTTCTATGGCCGTGGGTGGAGCCGCCGCGTCGCAGATGTGCGGCGCCTTTCCCATTCATTAGCCAAGAACGAGGGTGCTATCTCTACCGAGTTGAGTAAGGAGCGCACGCCAAAGGGACAAGTTCCAGACCCGAAGGGTGCCAAGAATGGGACGATTGCGGGCGGCACAGGCACCGGAATAGGGACCGCTACGCAATTCGACCCTACGACTGCTGCTGTCATCATTGTGTTGATTGTGATAGCCGTCGGCGTCACCATCTACCTCATCAACCGTAACCATAAGAAGAAACAGGAAGCCCCACCGAAGGGCTGGACTCCTCCCGTTGAACTGAAGGGGACACCAACATGAAAGTTCTTACTACGATGATTTCGTTGGCGTTCTTAGCCGTCATCATTTATGTGGCTTGGAACGTCTATTCACAGTATCGAAAGGCTCAGGGCTCGGTGTGGGAGAGGCTGTTGGCTTCTGCCCGTGACTCGGCCACGATGTTGTGGGGAAAGTTCGTGATCGTTGTGGCGGGGCTTGTAGCCAACCTCGATCCTATAGCGCAGTGGATCGGTGGCCCAAGCGCAGAGCAATTCTTGAACACTTATATCGGTGATCCGAAGATCCTCGCAGCGGCATTGCTCGGGGTTTCGTTGGTCTCGATGTGGGCTAGGTTGAGGACTCTGTAATGCTGGCACTCCTAGGTATAATTCCGGGCCTTGGAAACCTCATTCAATTTATAGTGGGGAAGGTCTACGATTCCAAGGTGAGCATCATTCAGGCCAAGCTTGGAGTAAATCGAGAGGTGGCCGTCAAGATGCTGGAAAGCGCGGTGGCCGCGGAGCACGAAAACACCGCCAAGCTTCAGATCTATGCAAGCAGCACCCTATTGACGTTGCTGCTTGTGGGCTTCTCTATCCCAATCTTAGCCTTTGAATGGAAGGTCATTGTTTGGGACATCACTCTTGGCTTGGGGTCGACTGACCCTATCCGCGGCCAAGTCGCTGAATGGGCGAATACTATCATCGCGTTCTTGTTCGGGTCTGCTACCGTCAATAGCGTAGCAAAGATGTGGTTCAGTAAGGATAGGACTAAGGTCGATGCGACATAGGAGATCGCGTCCAAGCCCAATGGGCGGCACCGACGAAGTTCGTATTCTGCTCGCGGAATTGAGTGGGCGGGTCGATTCAATCGACGAGGTTCAAGACGCACTTCAAAAGAGTGTGGGCCTCATCATTGACCGATTGGATCGAATGAATACCTCGTTCAATGAGAAAATCGAGAATCGCTTCCGCCCTCAGTGGCAGACATGGATTGGGATGGCGATGATCGTTGGTGGTCTGTTCGGAGCGTTCTGGCAGGCTGGAATCTCGCCTTTAAAAGAAGGCGAGCAAATACATACATCACAAATCGCCGTGCTCGACGAGCGCGTGCGAGGGCTGGCCCGAGAGATTATGGGCAACTTCGTAAACAACTCTCGCTTTATGGACTATCAAAAATTTGATACCGATCAGCTTCGAGACCTAAAGACCGACATTATGCGGCTCGAAAACTACATCTGGGGGCCGAAAAGTGGCGACCATTGAATTCGATAATGTGGCTGCTATAGGCGTCGTTCAAGACGAGCCGCCCTATCAAATTCTGCCAGAGGCTTGGTCTCAAGCCCTCAATGTGCTTCCTGTTGACAATGGAATGATTCGAGCGCGCGGCTGGACTCAAGTCTTTGGCACCCCCGGAGTTGCCCCGCATTTTGCATTGCCTATTCTTTCTCCCTCTCAAGCGTTCTGGCTGTATACGTCGCTGACAGCGGCCTATGTCTACGATGGAGCCACCCACACAAACATTACGCGCACAGTTGGGGGAGCTTATACGGCAGGGGCCACTCGAGACTGGAACGCGGTTCTGTTCGCTGGAGTGCCCATCGTCAACAATGGCTCTGATGTGCCGCAGTTTTGGGGCGCGCTCTCCACTCTAACGAAGTTGGCTGATATGACTAATTGGCCTTCGACGTTGAGAGCTAAAATTATTCGCGCTGTGGGGCCATACTTGGTGGCTCTGAATTGTACAGACTCCGCGGTCGTCTATCAACATCTTGTGCGTTGGTCGCAATCAGTGGAGAATCCAGGGGCTCTCCCTGCTTCGTGGGACTACGGCGACGAGACTATCGACGCAGGTCAGTATGACCTTCCAGATGTCAACGCGGGTGGCATCGTCGAGGGGTTGAACCTTGGCTCTAAGTTGATGATCTATAAGGAGCAATCGACGTGGGGGATGCGCTTCATCGGAGGTAGACCCATCTTTGCCTTCGATACCTTTAGTGAGACGGCGGGTATATTGGCACCTCGTTGTGTGGCTATTACGGGGGATGGCAAGAAGCATATTGTGGCTACGCAAGACGACATCGTTGTACACGACGGAACTACAGGTATAGTCTCGGCTGTCAACGGCAAGATGCGGAAGGCTGTATTTGGAAATCTGGATCAGACAAATTATGTCAATAGCTTCATGTACACGGACGCAGAGAATGATACCATTTATTTTGTATATCCTGAGAATGGGCAAACAAATCCTTCGCGGGCGCTCGCAATAAACTACAGAACAGGGGCCTTGACGGAGCACGACGGTATCACCTACCGCAATGCGGCAGCGGGGCGAGTTGAGGCCAGTTCAGGAGCTACTTGGACTACCATTACGGGGACTTGGAGTGGCACTACGGCTCTATGGTCACAGCAAGCGAGACGACGAGTTGTGCTATGCTGCACCGATAGTACGAAATTCTGTGAGCTACACTCCGGCACTACCCGCGACGGCAGCGCATATACAGCCATTCTTCAGCGTGAAGGGTTGGCGATGGCTGGCAAGAAGCGAACGGGCGAACCAGTTGTGGATCACGAAATCATAAAGTACATTGATAGAGTTTGGCCTAAGATCCAAGTCTCAACTGGCTACGTCAAAGTACGAGTTGGCTATCAGATGCACGTGGATGGGCCTGTGACGTGGGGGCCTTATACCAACTTTGATCCTGCCACACAAGTTACCGTGGATGCCTCTATGAGCGGCAGGGCGGTAGCTATAGAGTTCTCGACTACTGGCGACCTAGACTGGCGTCTTGATGGATGGAAGTTGGCAGTGAAAGCCGACGCACAATTCTGATGTATATAAAGAAACCATTCAACGGCCAAACTACTCCTGAGGCTCTGCTCGAATATATCGAGCGAGAACTGGAGACTATTTCGAGGGAGTCAGGAGAAACTCAGGCGCTTGATCTACGCCCGGTTCACGCCCTACCGATCCGGCCCCGCGAAGGGATGATAATATATGCCGACGGTGTGGATCTCGATCCGGGCATTGGAGCTGGAGCGTATGTCTACAGTAGCGGCTTTTGGGTGCCTCTTAATGTGGGTGTTCTGGCACAGAACATTCAGAGTGCAGCCTATACGCTCGTTGCTTCGGACATCGGCAAGCAAATCCTTCACCCTTCGGCTGACACCACTGCACGAACTTTCACTATTCCTGCCAATTCCAGTGTGCCCTTTCCCATTGGAACTCATATCGAATTCGTCAACCAGAACTTGGCAGGAACTCTAACTATAGCTATTACTACGGACACTATGCGGCTGGCCGGAGCGGGAACTACAGGTTCTCGTACTCTGGCCGCAAATGGCATCGCCATAGCGGTGAAGTTGACAGCTACAGAATGGCTTATCCACGGGACAGGGTTGACCTAATGACCGAAGTCATCTTAGTTCCAACTTCTAGAGATATTAAAACGGGCGCTGTGATGCAGTTCATCACGGGCGACTCTGCTGTGGCAAATTGGGACAAGATTGAAAAGCTTCTAGAGCAGGTTCCTGAGACGTGGATGGCTGAGTACTCGAAAGAGGACATCTACAAAGGGCTATGCAGTGGATATGTCCATGCGTGGCAGATTGGAACTCCCGAAGGTATCAGAGTAGTGATATTCAGCCAGTTTGTGCAATTTCCTAAGGTCAAGTATCTCGAAGTATTTTGGGCCGCCGGAACCAATTTCTTAGAGTCGTGCGCGGACTTGGTAGATTCTACTCTGGAGAATTTTGCAGCTCGGATGGGGGCAGACCAGATCCGAGTGGTGGGTCGCAATGGTTGGTACCGCAAGCTCCGCACGAGAGGCTACGAACAGGTTGGAGTGGTAATGGCCAAATCCGTCAAGACTACGGGACATCTATCATGAGCACGAAACAGTCTACCCCGACGCAGACCACTACTGTTAAGCTCTCGCCTGAGCAACAACAGATTCTCGGTTATGCGATGCCGCTTATTGAGAACTATGCGGCCTCAACCCCTCAGCAGTGGCCTGGAAGCACTGTAGCCCCCACTACAGACGCCCAAGCACAAGGTCAGCAAATGATCTTGAATGCCGCAGCGGGGCCAGCTACAGACCTTGCCAATGCGGGGGCCTCAGCCAACAATTTCTTGCTCGGGGACATCTGGAACCCAAGTACAAATCCCTATCTTCAACAGGCCATCGACGCTGCGATACGGCCCATTACAGAGAACTACCAGCAGGTTGTGAAGCCTGGCAATCGCGACACCTTCGTTAATGCGGGTCAAGTCTTTGGCGGCTCGCAGAGGGCGAAAACTGACGCTTGGGACGCTAACAACTATTTGCGAAATGTCGGGGACACTGCCTCGAAGTTGGTGCAAGACCAATACGCGAATAACTTGAACGCAATGGTCAAGGCCCTCGGCCTCGTTCCTCAAACGCAAGCTACACAGTACTCGCCAGGCGTCGCCACCGCAGGCGTCGGTGAAGTACAACAGGCGCAGAATCAAGCGGAACTGAATTCTGCAATCAACCAGTTCTATTATCCGCAGTACCAAGATCTCTTGCAAGCGCAAGACCTCGTTGGGCTGCTTGGTGCGGTTCCCGGCGGCAGCGCGCAGACAGTCGGAAGCACTCCGACATCAAGCCCGTGGGCGAGGGGACTTGGAGGGGCCGCCACGGGAGCCTCTATTGGAAGCGTTTTCGGGCCGGTCGGCTCCATTGCCGGGGCGGGCCTCGGTGGGCTGTTGTCCTTTCTATAGGAGAGAGCTATGGACTTCTTATCGCAGATTGCCCCGTGGCTCAGCCAAGGGCTTGGAATGACTAACCCCTTCAACTTTGATATGCAAGGGAAGATGCCAAATATGCTGACGGGCTTCCAGTCGCCGCCAGATCAGTCTGGAAACTTTCCACCGGCGGCTTCAATGCCCGATTTAACGCAAGGCCCCACAGCTATGGGCCAAGGTGGAGGGCTCGGGCCGGGATTGCTTGCGAAGTTGTTTGCAAGCTACGGGGTATCCCCGCCCGAGTTCCTACAACGCTTTGGAGCGGGCGCCCCACCAACTCCGAGCTTGGGCGAATCCCTCTCCAACGTACAGCAGGGAGAAGGGCAAATTCCTCCAGCAGCGGCTCCCACAGGGTACAATCAGCAGGCAACTCTTGGCCAGCGGTTGCAGGACACTCTGCGGGGGGTGAAGGCTCCCACGCCTGCAACGCCGCAGATGGCGAACCACCCCGCACTTCCAAACACTGGACGCGGCACCATCCAGCCGTCGCATCTTCTGGCTTACCTTCAGGCTATGAGGGGTATGCAGCCAGGAGGGATCAATCGTCCAATTCCCTCTTTAGGACAGGCTATCGGCTACCGGGGAGCTTAGACTATGACTGACATCGCTGATCCGTGGAATCCGCAGCCACAGCAGCAAGCGGCTCCACAAGCGCTGCCCCCTCAACCACAACAGGGAGGGGGGCTGTTCGACCAATGGAACATGGCCCTCCAAGACCCAAAGGTGCGGTCAGCTTTGACGCAATTTGGGGTCTCGCTGTTGTCTGGAGCGCAGTGGGGTGATACCTTCGGATCACAAGTAGGTCGAGCCATTGGCGACGTGGGTGGAATGTATGGTCGGCAGACTGCGGAGGATATTGCCACCTCCGAAGCCACATCTAAGCAGGATCTCCGTAAGTCGCAAGCCGACGCAGCCGCAGAGCGCGCCCTTTACGCAGGACAGAACGCAGACCTGCGTAGAGAAGGCTTAGACATTGCTCGGCAAAAGATGGATCTGCAACAAACCCTTCGCAACATGATGCGCCACAACGAGGCGCAGAAGCGGCACGAAGCCTACGTGCAGCAATACAATAACGATAAACTACTGAATCCAAAGCTGCGAAATACGGAGCCACTTAGATTCGACCAATGGGCTGCACAAAATGGCTATGGTGACGTAGCTTATGGTCCGAACATTGCAGGATTTGGCCCCCAAACCAATAAAGAGTTGATGTGGGCTATGGATGCTATTCGTGGCGATCCGGCTAATGGTCGCCCCCCTAAAGACATCAACGCAGTGCGGAAGATGTATGAGCGGAACACTGGAACACCGGCACCCTTCTGATGGACAATCCTTATCTGTCACTTCCTGATGCCGCGCCGCAGGGGCAGAATCCTCAAGCGGCTCCTCAGACCACACCCTCAAACGTACCCCTGACACAGCAGGGTGGGGGTGGAAACCCCTATTCAACACTTCCTGATGCAACAGTGAACAAGGAGTGGGGCGGGTATCCAGCTCTGAAAGGAGGTGATCCCGCTTCAGCCTCGCCATCCGATCCTCGTGATGCGGCTGGACCCGGCTACGGCCAAGTCGTGCAAGGCTTGATCTCCTCGACTATTGGTATGAATTCGGCTACTTCGGGGGCCTTTGCGGAGGCCACGGGTGTCGTGATGGGACATCCTGAGTTGGAGGCTTTTGGGGCGCAACTCGCCCAGTCTGGCGAGAATTGGCAGAAGGATTATCCGGCTCTAGTTCCCACTTATAGGGATATTCGCACTGACTCGGTTGGGAACTTTATTCAAGACTTTGCAAATTGGGGCAAGTTCTCGATGGGCCAAGCCGTCGGCAGTATGCTACTGCCTATACTCGGAGGTATGGCTGGCGCTGGTGTCGGCACAGCCATTGGGGGCGGCGCAACCGCTCCAGTAGGAGGAGTTGGGGCTGTTGCTGGAGCGCCCATCGGAGCCGTTGTCGGGTTCGGGGCGGGCTTTGCAGCTCCAGCCTACATCAACAACGTCGGTGACGTATATCTCAGCATCAAGAGTGATCCTGATATTCAGGCTTTGATTGCACAAGGCAAGCTCTCTAAGGAGAAGGCTGCCAAGGTTGCCTACATTGTAGGGCTGCCTATCACGGCTCTGGACTCTGTAGGGGCTGAGAAGGTTTTAGGTATCGGCAAGGCCCGCGATATGAAGCGGTCCATTATTCGTCGAATTATTAAGGGTATGGTGACGGGCACCCTTTGGGAGGGCACCACCGAAGGTATTCAGGACATTATGTCCCAAGTCGCTCAGTCTTACCTCGGCAGCAACCCCACTATGAAGGCCCGCGTCGAATCCGTCTTGGATAATGCCTTCGGCGGCGCGTGGGGTGGCCTTGCTTCGGGCGGGGTCAGTCATATCCCCCGAGGCAAGACTCCCGGACCCAATACTGGACCCACTCTTACAGATCAGGAGGCGAATAATGCGTATAAAGGATTGGTTGGTGAAAGAGGTCCAGGCCCTACAGCGGAGCAGGTGGTTGCCGAGCAGCAGCAAGCCCGTCAGCAGCAACAACCTCCTCCCGGTGGTCCTCCCGGAGCCGCGCCAATTGTCACTACCCCTGAATCTACCACTACAGAGGCGACTGGAGGCCCTGCAAATCTTGGCACTGGACAAGTCTACAATGAAGCCAATCCACCTCCTCAAGGGGAAGTCGTTCCCGGCCAAGCACCCGTCGAGCCAGCGCCACAAGCCACTCCAGGGCCAGAGTTTGGGGGCCTAGAGGCGTACGCTGGCTTTCCAGTCAATATGGATATTGGCTTCGGATATTCAATCAGGTCGGGAGATTTCCAGGGCAAGAAGTTTGCGTTGGTGGACGACCAAGGTCAAGTGCTGGCCGCGTCAAGTGATATTCACGACGTCTATGCAAGGGCGATGCACTTCCTTGATATAGGGGATGAAGCCCTTCAAGGGCCTCCGCCAGGGCACACCTATTATAGTGAGACTACAGACAAGACCTATACTCCGCAGCAGGCGGAGGATCTTGCGCGAAAATTCCTGAAGGACCGCAACTTTCCCGCTGAAGGGGCCGGGCCGGAGATAATCAATCAGGCTATTCAGAAGGGGATGCATCTGCGCTCCGGAATTAAACCGGCTGCGCCGACTGGACGGGCTCTAGTTCCAGTTTCGGCTCCTGGACCTTATACACTATCGTCCAGAGTGGTTGACTTCGTTGATAAGCAACGAAGGCAACAAGGTCTCCTTTCCAAGCCGTCGAGTCAAGACCTCTTTCCCTCCAAGCAAGAAGTAGCTCCTCAAGAGGAAGTTGCTAGAATACGAGTGGATGTGGGCCGCACGACCCGAATACTAGGACCTAAGCTCTATGGGGAGCCTTCACAGCTGCCCCGAGTAGCCGTTAAGGAGCTATTGCAGAATTCCTTTGACGCTATCAAGGCTCTACTGGAGAAGGGAACTCTGGAGCAGGGACATATTGATTTCTCTGTTGACGAGGATAAGCGTGTCCTTCGGGTCTATGACAACGGAACCGGCATGACTAAGGATACGCTTTTGAAGAAGTTTTTGACCATTGCCGGGTCACATAAGGAGACAACTCGTCCTTCTGGCAATCTTGGAATTGCCAAGATGCTCGTTCTCTTTGAAAATAAGGGGCTTCGTGTTCTGTCCCTGCGGGATGGGATACTTTCTCGCCTCTATACTACAGGGGAAGAATTACTTGCGGCGGCTGAGGAAGATAGTACAGCTGTTCCTCCTAAGGTGCAATACTCTCCCCCGACAGCCGCCGAATCTGCGATGTTTCCAGAGGGGCATGGAACCATAATCGAGATAACTGTACCGAAGAACTACCAATCCTCCTCCAGCCGCGATCTTCAAGATATCTGGCTGCCAACTTGGGACCAATCTTTTGAGGTACTGAAGTATAGTCCTCTATTTGATAACATTCAGGTGACGTGGAATGGAGAAACTATTCGAAATATAGGCTCCACGTTCAATCTTCGTGATTATACGACCTATACCAATGTGGACTTTCCTTGGGGCACCGTCAGAATGTATGTGTCTAGGGGAGAAGTTCCTTTCAACTCGTGGGGAGATAACGTCCACGTCTTATCAAATGGCATCTGGCAATTCAACCAGAGCATCAAAGTTGTAGAGGATGGTGTTAAGAAGCACGTTCCTTATCGGTTCTACGTTGATGTGTCTCCAAGTGTGGCGGCTGACCATGTCGGTTATCCGTTTGACTTGAATCGTCAACGATTCTCCCCTACGGTGCAGGACTATTTTGAAAAGATATTCTTCTATATCAGAAAGACCTACGAATACGAGCAGTTTAGAAATGATGCAGTCAATTATGGCGACGTATATTACTTGGATATTTCAGGTTCCCAGCTGGTTCCATCAGACAAGCTGAATATGACGTTGACGGCTCCACCCGTCAATAATCCAGCCGCAAAGATTCGTCCAGGCGACGTAGTTTCGGTTGAAGAAGGGCGTCTGCTCATAAACGGGCGAGAAACGCCTGCTATGTCTCTTGACGAACTGGAAGATGCCACTAAACAGCTCGAGCCAGAAACTCTAGTTATGGATCAGGAGACTATCAACCCCAATTCAATTATGATTCATGATAATACCGAGGTGAGAATTAGCCATATCGAGTCGAAGACCATATCTGAAATGGCTCATGAAAGGTTTGGTACTCGGTTTGATGAATTCGTGTTCGAGATTGGAACCGCCTTTAGAATTCTGCGGGATGGCGTAGCTAGGTCTGACCCTGAATACAAAGGAATGGAAAAGTGGGCTATCGGTGTTAGCTTCGATCCGGGGTATCGAGGCGTTAATATCATGGTTCCTTTTTCGGGAATGTTTATCAATCCCGCCGTTCCTGAATATACAGATTCGCGGCGGGCTGGCGTCGGCATGGTCATTACCATGCTTCATGAAATAGCGCACTTCAAGTTCAGAAAACACAACGCGTCGTTTGTATCTGAGCTACAGAGCCTTTTGAACAGGCTAATAAGTACAGAAGGAGGAGGCTTCAGTGGCTTCACGCAAAAAGTTGTCGACTCGATCGAAAGACATCGGGACATCTTTGACTTCGTTAATGGGGCCTTCACAGGAGCATACGATCTCCGGGCTCGTGGACGCAGCTTCGAAACTGATAGCTCCCTCGAAGTCCGAAATGGAGGTGGTGTTGGAGCAGCTTCACAGGTTAGCAGTTCAGGACAACTTGGACCCGGTGTATCAGGCGCAACTGGAGAGGGCACGGCAGCAGCTAACCAAGGTGCCAAACGTTCCAGCATTAGTCTCCAGTCTAAGGCAGATGGGAATCTAACAGTCGAGAATAGAGAAAACGAGCGAATAGCTCGGGACATCAGTCCTGCCTTTCAGAGGATACCCGCACAGCCTTCGACCAAAGGTGTCAAGTCTGGCGTCAAGGGGGCCTTCAGAAATACCCCCGGCGGCGTGCCGCCCGCCACCCAACAGATGGGAGTTCATGCTGACCACATGAATATCCTCTACAATTATGCCTACGGAAATGACCGGCTCGCAGACTTGAATCCTCGGTTCACTCCGCTGCTGCGCTATAACGAACGGGTCCGCGAGATGCGGCTCGACACAGCAAAGATCCACGACTATGCACTCAGAATCTTGAAGCCGTGGCGGCGCCTCGGGACGCAGACCGAGAACCTCGCAGCCATGATTGACGATTACTCAAATATGGTCTATCGCTCGTCGAAGGAGATCGCTAGGGGCGTCATGAGGATGCCCACGCAGCAAGAGTTCCTTGATCTTGTCAAGAAGCATCAGTTGAGCCGCGAAGCCCTCCAGGTATTTCTAGCGCAGAAGAAATTCTTCTCCAATTACTTGACGCTAGTCACACAGAATGCAATGGAGCACGCCCGCCGCGTCATTTCAGATCCCGTCAAGCTAGCCAATACTCTAGATGCTATTAGGAATTCAAGCGCCGCAATGGCCAGCAGACCCTATTTCCCGCATTTGCGATTTGGGTCGCATTGGGTTGAAGTCAGACATATCCCTACGAACAAGATCGTTCACTTCGAAACCTTTGAGCGGCGGGGCGTGCTCTCAGCAGAGCGTCAGCAGTTGCGCTTCAAAGAGCAGATGCGACAGAAGTTCCCTGATCGCGCCGTTTATAGGGTGACGAATGGTGTCCTTCCTGAACAAGTGCAGCCCTTCATTGGATTGCCTCCAGAGCTGCTTGAGCACATCAAGGATCAGCTTCAGTTGCTTCCAGCTCAGCGCGATGCGATGGAGCAGTTGATGTACGAGCTGTCGCCAGCAGCCTCGTTCACCCACCGCTTCATTCACAAGAACTATACACCTGGCTACTCGCACGACTTCATGCGGGCCTTTGCGAGGTATGCCTTCCACGGCGCGAGGTACTATGCCCGAGCCAAGTATGGCTGGATGCTTCAGGAGGAGATCAAAGCGGCTCGTCAGTTCACTGGCAACAAGGAAGGGGCTATTGCCAACTACATGGCCGAGCACTTTCAAAATACTGTGCTCGACGCTAGAGGCGACTTTGGGTTGTTCAAGGGTGCCATCTTCTTGTGGGTATTTGGCTACTCAGTGGTCGGAGCTACAATCAACCTATCACAAGTGCCAATGATTTCATTCCCCTTCCTGGCTTCACGTTTTGGCGGGGCCGGAAAAGGCGACGCACTTGCTATGAAAGAGCTTGTGCGTCAGATCACAAACTTCAAGAACTTCTACACTAAAGGCGCGTATGATAATCAGACCGACTTCGAGATGCGAGCGATGGACTACGGCATCAAGTCAGGCCGCATCACTGAGAGCTTTGCGAGTCAACTCGCGGGTATAGCCCAAGGTGGCAACCTCTTCGGAGTGGGCAACAATGCTTTTGAGAGGGGTATAAGTGATCTGCTGGATCGGGGCGCTTGGATGTTTGAGATGACGGAACAGTTCAACCGTCGCCTCACTTATATGACGGCGCTCAATCTTGCAAGTAGAGATCCCGGATCACTGGCCGTCAAGGAAGCACTGAACAAGTACAACGACGAATTCCAACACCTGAAGCGGAGCGGCTTTAGTGACTTGGAGGCTAGAGCCGTCGTCGCCGCCATCCACTCAACGGAGCAGACCCAATTCGTCTACTCGCGGGACACTCGTCCAAAGTTTATGAGAGGACGCCTCGCCGGAACGGTGTTTGTGTTTTGGACCTATATGGTCAACGTGCTTCAGTTGTTGGGAGCCAACAAGTCTAGCGTCATGCCGCGCTTCTTGTTCATTATGCTGGCAATGGGCGGCTTGATGGGAGTGCCGGGAGCTGAGAATGGCAAAGACATCATCAACTGGCTGGCAAAGAAGTACTTTGGAGATGACTTCGACCTAGAGCTGGCAATGCGCGAGTTCATTCGCGATTTATCGGGCGGCAAAGTCGATCCAACAGTTATCCTTCATGGACTGTCGTCGCGCGGCTTCGGGATACCGGCCCTCATTGATATGCTTGGGGAGCATCCGGGGCGCGGTCTAGTTCAGCAACCGCAGGACGTGGCCGCAGCCTACAAGGACTATCTTGAACTCTACAAGAAACGGGGCGGCAAGTCGCCAATGGAAATGGAGGAATTTCGCAAGCAGCATAGCCAGAATGTGCCGGTTCCAGTATTCGATCTTTCACGCTCGCTTAGTATGGGTAAACTTCTGCCTCTGGAATTGGACAAGCTGACTGATCCGGGGAAAGACGTCAATGAAGCTATTGCCTCATCTACGCAGCAAGCTGCGGGCGCTATCTTCAGCGTTGGCTTCAACCTCTATAAAGCTCTGCATGACTATCAGAGGCCAGCAAGCGACCTCAAGAGGTGGGAAAGGGCCATGCCACGGGCGCTGGCTGGTGCGTCTCGCGCGTATAGAGCGTTCACGCAAGGCCGTGAGCGAAGCCAAGGCGGTCCCGCCGGGGCGTCGACGGTCGTCAACTACGACGTCCGTGACACGGAGCAAATGGCCGAAATAATCGGAATGTCGCTCGGCTTCATGCCCGCGAGGCAGAGTGCCCAATGGGATCTCATTATGGCGCAGCAAGAGGTAATCAAGAAGTTTGATCTTGAACGAGAGATCCTCTTGAAGCAACTCTACGAGGCGCAGCAGGGTGGAATCTCGGAGGAGATTGGCAAAGTTCAACAAGCCATCACTGATTATAATGATAACCTTCCCGATTGGGCTATAGGAAAGTCCATTGGAGGCAAGAGCGCCCTCTCGTCACTAAAGACCCAAATCAAGGGCCGTGCCTATAGAGAGGCTGGTGTCCCTGTTCGTAAGAGCGACCGGGGTATCGTGCAGAACCTTCAGAGCTTGTTCCCCGGCTCCGTCGTCGACGTCAGGCGCGTTCCCCAATAGTCAGTTGACTGTCCTTTTTGCAAGGACTAGACCACGCTTTCCATTCTGCTCTGTAATGGCTACAAGGCCACCCTCGACAGCTATCCTGAGGGCCTGTTTGAAATCCTTCTCGGTCATTGTAGTTTGGGTCAAGCGTCGCAGCTCGTCGGCTGGCAAGAAGCCGTAGCCCCTCACGAAAGCCTGAAGCGAAGCAACGTGGCGGGCCTCGTCGACTAGGCCGACCGATTCGAAGACCTTTAACATGGACTTCTCGGTGTCGCCAAGAATCAGGTCCGCTTCCTCGAGGTCCTCTTTTTCGATAAGGAGCTTCTGCCGCTTCGCGGCGGCTAAGACCATTGCCAACTTGTGCAGATGGGTTTGCTTCCGAGCTATGTAGCCGGAAAAGCGATCAGAGGAGAGGTGCGCTGCCCTCGCTGTGTAGTGCTTCTTGTACCAATCTTCACCCCAAGCTTCAGCCTCGGGAGTCAATCTATAGGGGCCAGCGAGAGAGGCTATCTCTTTCAAATCTTCGACTAGCTTCTTTTCGGTTTCGGCATAGTCGGCACTCTTGACCACTTTTGAAGGGTAAGCGACGTATTTGCGCTTCTCTTCGGCATAAACGAACACTACCCTTGAGGTCAAGCCTTCACCTACTAGGTTTTCACTGAAGTGGGTCCGCATCCAAGACGGAGTAGTTGCTCCTATTACGTTCAGCCACGGGTTTTCTACGTCGATGTCGCCGGAGGTTTTGGTCTTGTGCTTGAAGGGCTCTTTTTGACCGTCCCACATACGGGTCAAGAAGCTAACCAGCTGGGCGTCATCAGTTCTCAAGAAGGTACCTAACTCGGAGATGGAAATGGTGAGGCAGGACATAGGCAGAGTGGAGATATTGCCATCCTCGTCGATAAAGTCAAAGTACTCTTGGGCGGTAGACAGCGATTCCCCAAGAGCTTGCCATGTCATTGACTCAGGACCGAAGTGGATGCCGTCAACTTGGCGAAGGAGCCGCATACCAAGGCTGATTGAGGTGGATTTCGTGGCTATGCCTGGAGGGGCTACAAGTATGACGTAGAAGTTGGGAACCCACTGGAAGATAAGCTCGTCCTTCCATACACGCCTACGCAGAGCGCCTCCGACAGTCACGACTCCCGTCCAGAAGTGGAATATGTCGGGGGCCTCAGAGGCTGAGGTGTGGGCGACATAGGCTTTCAGCCAATTTGAGAAGTGGCGAGCCATTGAAGTTCCGAAGATGGGGCGGATCGCAGGGTGATCTGCGCCCCCTTTTACGAGAGGGAGACTTTCTCTACGTCGCCCCAAGACACCTTGGAGCAGCTCATCCCCCACGGGATAACGAGTGGATCAGGGTAGGGAATTGGAACCTTCAACGCTTCGAGGATCTCCTTCTTGTTGCCGGAGTGGGTTTCGGGCGCTTGGAAGACGATGGAGTCGTGGTTCTGGAGGAGCATCTCGACCCATGAGTAGACCTTTTCGAGCTGTAGTGCACCAAAAAACGAGACGAGAGCAACTGTAGACTGCGGTATCCATGCAAGGGCTTCTGGAAAGACAGCATCGGGCCGGTCAAAATATATTCTTCGGTATCCGAATTTATTCGAGACCGTTTTATTCGCATTGAGCGACGACTGGACTTGGCTATGCCAAGACTTGATAGGAGGGTGTATTTGGAACCATCGTCTTTGGAAGAGATCAGCTTCATGTATAGTCCAGCCGAGAGATACCGCAACTGTTCGAGCAACAGCTCCGTAATTTGTGGCGTGGACAGCCTTCTTGCACTCTTGGCGCTTCTTACGTTTGGGGCCATGATCGGCGTCTCCTGCTAGTTGTGTGAAGCCGCGGCCCCACATATCTTCGGCATTTTTTGAGTGGACATCAAGGCCCGCTCGAAAAGCGGCCATAAGGTCCAAGTCGTTTGCTTCCCAAGCTACCACTTGGGCGTCGGCCCCAACTAGGTCGCAGTCGAACATCAGGTATCCGGGGTCTGGAATAAAGAGCTTCCTGATGTTGGGGAGGATGACTTGTTCGTTCATCGTCCGGTGCTCCCAAAGCCAGCCGTGCCCCTAGTCGAAGGGGCAGTTATCTCTGTACGCTCAAGGATTGTCACCTCGGGGGTCGGCAGCACTACGAGCTGGGCGATGCGGTCTTCGTGCTTGACGTAATAGGACTCGTATCCTCCATTGTAGAGGAGAACAAGAACCTCACCTCGATAGTCGGGGTCGATGACTCCCGGCGCATTAGTCACAAAGATCGAGTTGCTCTTAGCCATCCCAGAGCGCGAACATACGAAGCATGAATAGCCCTGCGGCGGGCTGACGATGAGGCCAGTAGGGATGGCTTTAGTCGTTCGTGGGGGGATCAGGGCAGTATTGGGACGTCCTGTCTCTGACACCAGATATGCGTAGAGGTCGAACCCTACGCTGTTTTTTGTAGCCCGCGTTGGAAGGCGGGCTAACTTGCTCAGTCTGACTATTGAGAGTGACATTAGTCCTCGTCCCCTTTAGGTATATTCTGGAGGTTGGTGCCAGCCCCGAAAGCATTCGTTGAACTGGACCAACGGAAGGTTTCAGTTCCGGCCACATTGAAGCTGCAACGCATACGACCGTCTGGGTCAAGGTCTGCGTCGATGAAGTGAGACTGAAAGACGCCGACCGACCTAGCCTCAAGCAGTAAGTTGAAGATGCGCGTAAATTCGGGATGCTTCTTCTTCAAGGAGTCCATAGCTTCGGCCCCGAGTGTGTCGTTGCCGGTTTTGCGGTGGCGGGGAAGCTTCATACCAAGCAGCTCGCCAAAGACGAATCTCTGCTGAAAAGGAGAGCGGTACCAAGGAGTCTTTTGCTTCTTGCCGGTTTCGCGGTCTACCCACTCCTGAGGAATAATGGTCTCCAAAATTCCGAAGATGCGGGACAGCACGTCGGTCAATTCAACCTTTAGACGACCACGAAGGTTTTTGTTGATAAGGACGCCGCGGTTCATCATTCGAAGCGCAAGGTTGTTTCTCTCTAGAGTTTCTTCCCACTGCCGCGAAAGGCCGAGCTGTACGATTAGAGTCTTCAGGGACTCCGCTATCTCGAAGGTGCGGACGCAATCCATACAGTTGTAGGCCAGCATTTCGGGGAAGGTGTCCTTGATGTCCCAGTTCTTTCCATCGTCCTTCCAATACCAGTGATAATGGCAATAGAGTGATGATAGGTAGTCGAGGGACTTCGGAGTGCCCGGCCAAAGCAAGTGATGGGCCAGCATAGTATCGAAGGACAATTTCAACTTGACGGCTAGCATGGCCTGAATGTATTGGGTGTCGTAGATGAAGTTCTGACCAATCAGCTCCACGTTCTTGTGGGTTAAGAGTCTACGCAAGAGGTCAACAAGAATGATCTCTTGGTCGATTGGCCAGAAGCTCTCGAACGATGGGCCATTGATGAAGGGAATGACCATCGCAAAGTTCGCACTATCTGCGAACCCAATACAGATCAAGCTTCGGCGTGCAGTTTCTACGTCACATACGAGGGGAAGTCTCTCGCCCGAATCCAGACGAGAAAGCCAATTCCGAAGCTTTAGGTGGGCTTGGTCGAAGGTAGGCATCGACCAGAAAACTGGTGAAGGTAGAGGACGCCAGTCGCCCCGCAGTGCTAGGGGAACTCGAGCCTTCAAGTCGTGGACTGTGATGGCTCGAAGTGCCCACTGCCGCATTATTGCGGCAGGATGGATGATGGGGAGAACGCGGGCTCTGCCGATTTCTGGAAGCCCATGACACATGGACCCCCGCCAGTTCATTATGCCAGAAGGAACCCTTCGGCCTTCAGCCTCGGCGGCCCTTGACCAACCCGCGTGATCAGTCGTGGCCCAGAGGGAGTAATTACCAGTACAGATGACGAGCCGTCGGGGAGAGGCGTTAATTTGAGCGTGAAGCCGCGCCAACTCATTTCTAACGAACCGTCCGGGGTAAAGCCCTCGGAGTTCTTCGGAGCTTGTGAGGGGAAGGAGCCCGAAGGGGCTCCCGGAGGGATTGTCGTTGTTGCATTGTTCTTTGATTGAAGCGTTTCTTCCACCATAGAAGAGTCTCCACATATCATTGCCGGTCGGGCGGACGGCTGCGACATTTGTGAGTAAAACTCGCTCTCTGCTGATGCCCGCTTCAGCAAGGATGCGAGTGAGTTCATTTCCGGAGGAGCCAACGAACGGGAGTTTGGCTTGATGCTCAGACTCTCCCCAAGCTTCTCCAACAAGTACGATCTCAGAGTCTTTTGGTCCTGAAGTTCCATACCATAGCTCATTTATTAGTGGAGGTGACTCCACCGGGGGATGAAGGATTGTTGCCATAGACGTTGCTCATTGCGGTGTTGTAGTAAGTGGAATCTTTTTCGATGCCGACGGCGCGGCGGTTCATCTCTTTGCAGGCTACGAGGGAGCTGCCGCTTCCGCAGCAGGGGTCGAGGATTTTGTCTCCGGGGAGTGTGGAACATTCAAGGAGACGACGTATGAGTTCCACAGGCTTCTCAGCAGCATGAATACGTTCGTGTCGTGGGACACGATTAACCCTAATATAGTCGATAGGGCTTGCAAGAAGTCCTTTCTCGCCTCGGGTGGCGAAGAAGATAAACTCGGTGGTGATTCGAGGGCCTTGAGCGCCCCAAGGAGCGAGCCCTTCGCTATCGGATTTGCCCCAAATAAGAGGGCGACGGAACGGGGTCCATCCAATACGAGCCGAAGCTGTCTGGAGCCAATCCCAATGTTTAATGTCAGTGAATAGAAACAGGTTTGCCCGGAATTTAGTAACACGGAATCCTTCGGTGAGGATACATAGCGCGAGCCGTCGAGCAGTATCCACGTCGTCGTGGTAGTTGTGGTGATGGACCGTGCGCGCGCGGAAGCCGCCTGTGCCAGCGTCAATCCCATACGGGGGATCAGCGATAATGAGGTCGAATTGAGAAGCGTCAAGCGTTGGGAGAATATCTTCGAGGTCCCCATGATGTATCTCGATGTCAGGTTTGAGTGGCATAGAAGCCAAGCGCCGCTTGGCTAAGAGAGCGTTGACGCGCTCTTCTTCTTTTTTCAAGATCAAAGAGTGGGCTTCAGTTGCGTTGCGGGCCTTTGCTATTGAGGGATCATCAAGATGCTCGGAGATAAGGACTGCCTCCCGAACCACGTCCTTGATGCGGGCCGGTGATTTGGCAGAGCCGATGCCCCCCTTGTCGGCAATTTCGGAGGCGGTATCCATCAAGGTCTGTGAGGGATTGGCGGCTTTGCGCATAGAGTGGATAGCTGCAAGGGCCTCGGCGCGCTCCTGCCAAGTCAAGTCAACTCGGATGATGTTCTCGTCGAGTTCAGCTTCTTTATGGAGAAGATCAGAGTCGAGATCGGTCAGGAGAACGGGAACTTCCTCGGGGCCTATAACGCGCCCGTTGCAGGAGAACAGAAGTTTGTCCTTTGCAATCAAGTCGATGGCCCTAGTCCTGCGCTCCCCCGCCACAAGTAGGTACTTGTCCCCTTCGAGAGGATAAACCGTCGGTGGAGAGAGGAGGCCGCGAGATAGGATGGACTCTTTCAGCTCATTTAGCTGAGTTGGGTGGATGCGCTTCCGCTGCCGATCTTTGATGACCAGTTGGGCGCGAGAGATGATTTGCATTTTTGCCTCGGGAAAGGAGGGGAGAGTGGTGGCTAGGAACACCACTCTCCCCCAAGTTACCAGTTCCCTACCATGCCGAGCATAGGAACTGGAGCGGAGGATTAGCCGATCTTCACCACTCGCGAGATGCGGGCATATTTGCGGTCAGAGTCGTTCTTGTCTGACTCGTGAATGACGTGGACCATAACGGGACCGGCGCCCTTCAAGTTATTGAAGGTCCAGCCGGTCTGGTTGTTCTGACCCACCGCTTCACGAAGGCGGCCAAGGTCTACGTTCTTGCCCTTGCTGGTGTCAAGACCACCTGCCGCATCCACGTCGATGAACATACCTTTGTGGTAGACGGTGATCTTGTCCCGCCCCGAAGCCGCGAGCAGCTCGGGAGCTTGGAGCACGAAAGGCGGCGAGAACACGGTGTAGTCCTTGCTGTTCTTCTCCGAAGTGAAGGTACGGAAATCGTCCGGACCAAAGTCGTCGATCATCGCCCTATAGTCACCCTCCGGCGGAATCCACACGTTGGTGTCGAGGGGCGTGTTGACGGTTTGGTTCATAAACGTAGCTGGATCAAACATAGGAGTTGTTCCTTGTTGAAGTTGATGATGTCAGTTCACGCAGCAGATGGGGGAGCGAGGCTCGAGGGCTGCTGCGCCATCCCGAGGTCTTTCAGCCTTGCGTTGTAAGCGTCAACGATGAGGCGGAAATCTTGCGGCAGTTTATCAGAGAGTGGAAGGCCGCGGTTCTTCAGTTCTACTTGAGAGTCGATGGTGGACCAGCGGAAGCGCGGCTCGGCCATAGTCCTTTGGGCGTAGACTACCTCGGAGAAGAACCGGGGGATAGTTGGTGCCAGCTTGCGGCCAAGAGTTGAGGCCATAATTTGCTGGACGCCGGTGATCTCGTTGGTCTCCTTTTCAATGTGAGCGGTCAAGGTGAAGTAGCAGGACCGATCAGTCGTTAGCTTCATCAGCAAGTCGCGGATGAAGTTCATGGCGATATTCCACTCGCCCATGTGGGCCGTCGGTTTGTGGCCCACTGTCAAGGCCCAAGAGATAACCGAGAGTCCTGACAAGGAGTCGAGGGCGAGCATTCGGTTTGGCCCCCAAGTCGTCACGTCGCCGAAGTCCTTGTTGGTGCGCTCACAATGGAAGTTGGCGAACGCTCCGAGGAGCTTGGTTGCGGCGGGTCGGGTTGCGTCTTTGCCGATGCCCGACTTGATCTTGGAGAGGGATTCGAAGTCCATAGCCGAGATTTGGCGGGCCATTGATTCGAGGCCAGTCCAGCCTTGGGTGGCAGGAAGTACCGAAGTCCAGTGCAACTTGTTGACGTCGGCTTTGATCTGGCGACACCAATCAAGGAGGGACTCGGGGCCGCCCGGCTCCGTACAAACCACGAACAGCTCTAGGCCAGCAGGAATGGCAGTCACTAGAGAGGAGGATTTGCCGGAGCCGGAGGCCCCGAGAATGAGAGTGGCAGGAGGTTGAAGCATGGTTAAGGTTCCTTATTCTCGTTGCGCGGCGTATCGAGTACCGCACGCCGCGGCGGTCAAACCTAGTTGGACGTGTCCGTAGTCGCTATTGCACCATTGGCCCCCTTCGAAGAGTCCGTGGCGGGCCGCGATGCGGGCAACGACGTGACGGTTCGGGATTCTGCAACGGCTATCAACAACGCCACGCCGAAGCTGGCAATAATCCAGAGCCAGCCCACAACCGTGCATATGACGAGGAGAACAACGCTCCCTGCGAGTGCCGCCCATAAAAAGGATTGTGGCACCGGCGGCTTCGAGATCGTTGATGAACGCCTGGAACTTCGGTCCAGCGGAAGCGGAAACATTGGCTGTTGCTCCATGCTTTGACTTTACAGTAAAGGCGCTGGCGGGAGTGGCTATCAAGAGGGCAGCGACAGTCAAGTGACGTATCATGGTGTGGGTTCTCCGTCGATGGGATTCTTGTGCAAGGGATTCCAGCGGCGAACTTCGAAGTCATTGTACCAGTTGTCTTTCTGCTCCTCTGTGGCAGAACAGACGTTCATGAACGTGCAGTTTCCGTAGTTGGTGCAGGCGTCGCCAAGGTTGTAGTCGAAGTACTTGGCGTCGTGGGCGTGGCGGATACGCCACAAGTCGCGGCGTAGCTGCTCGTGCCAGCGGCGAATTAGATGATCGGGATAGACTTTGACGGCCTCTTCAAATTTGATCTCACGGACTTGGATGGCTATGCCTCGAATGACTACAGTGTTCAGCGATATGCCTGATTGCTGGCAGGCCCAGACATAGCCAATGAATTGGTTTCGAAGGTTCCATTGGTCGGCCCAACCGGAGGAGATGCTACGGCCCGTCGTTTTGTCGTCCTCGATGCAGGGGAGGCCTTGATAGGCGCCGAACATATCGAAGCGGCCACTATAGAGCCACGGGTCGCCTGATGGATGGAGAGGAAAGTGGCCGTCGTGGTCGTCCGGGTTATAGCTGACGTAACGAGAAAAGTTATTTTCGCCCGTCAAGTCGGGCGGGGCGCATGGCTCTAAGGGGAGAGCGAAGGTGAATTCAAAGGTGGGATGGCTCTCGAAAAAGTAGGGCTGGATGTGGTCGGTGCGAGCCGGGAACCGCTTGAAGTATTCGTGGACGGCGCGGAGCATATTGTCGTGGGTCTTGGCGGTCTTTTTGTACTCGGGAATTTGGTAGTCGCCCCAAGCGACGCTGAAGGCGGCGTCTGCGAGTTGAGCGGCCTCGTCTTCGTTGCAGTGGCGAACGAAGATCGCTTTGCGGTAGGCTTCAGTTGCGGAAGCAAAACAGGCCCCCGCATGAAGGTCGATAGAGATACCTGGAGGGCGCAAGCCAAGGCCGAATTCTATTCGGAACTTTTCGAGGCATGACCGCGCGCAGGTCAGCATGGTTGAGTCGATGTATTGGGGAAGTTGCATCAGAGGTGAAGGCATCTGTTGCTCCTAGCTCCGGGGGTTGAAGATGAGGGTGGCTTGGCCCCGGCTTGTGACGGTTCTATAGACGAAGTCCCGCCGCGCCCTGATGAAGGTCTGCGAGACTTGGGGCCGCATAGGTCCATAGAGGTTGCTCAGCTCGGTCCCGGCAAGGCGTTCCTTGACAAAGACGAAGCCGGGGTTGGCGTCATCGGGGATAACGTGCCATTCGAAGTCGGCGGTGGTCATGACTGATAACCTAGCTCCCGACTTATCTGCAAGACGTTGTCGGCGTGATCGTCGCCAGCGAGAACGATAAGAGGAGGAAGCCCGTGTGGGTCTGTTCCCGGCTGCGGCGAAACAGTGGAGATAACTAGGCACTCGCGCGAAGGAACTTGAAGGCAGATAAGTTCGACGCTGCGAAAGCTAATGGTGTCGGGAATGATTATGGGGTCCGTTTCGTCCATGTTGCGATCAACGAAGAATTGCGCCAGCATACGCTCTAGCCCAAAGGGGTTGAGGGCATCGCGCATAGCGTCGATCATATCTTGGTAGGTCATGTGAAGGAAGGGAAGCTGTGTATTTCGCTTTGAATAGTCATGCAAATCGGATACTAGGGACCAGTTCTGCGAGCACATGACTGAGACAGCTTCGAAGATAGGCTCGGCGAAGTAGACCACGCCGCCTCCATTGACGGTCAAGGCAAAAGCTAACTTCTGCATACGCTCCTTGTCGGAGCCTAAGAGAAAGGTGAAGCGTGGAAGGTTGAGGGGGCGATCTGAAAGCTGGAAGCTTTGTTGTGAAGGGTGCATAGGTATGTTCCTAGAACAGCAGGTCGTCGATGGAAGGGGTACGCGGCGGGGTACGAGGCGCTCGTAGGCTTTGGCGGGGCGGCCTGGGAGTGGCGACTTGCACCACGGCTTCGGGCAACGGTGTGGCGTCCAAGAGGCGAGAGAGCGCCGCCTCGAGGTCGGCCTTCAACTGGAGAGCGTCAGGGAAGGACAGCAAGCCACCACTCCCATAGGTGGATACTACCACCATACGTTGCGGCGGGGAGTCTATGCTCTCGACGCAATAAGCGTCTATGTTCGGATTGCGTGGCTGCATTAGAGCAACAGATCGTCGATAGAAGGCTTGGCTTTGGTGCCTGCCACGCGGGCCGTCTTGGGTGGACCGGCGTTGCGGCGACGGAGAGTTGATACCACGAAGGACAGCTCTTGCAAGTCCTCAGTGGAGAGTGACTCGTAGCTGCCATTGGCTGAAGCGACTATGGTCCGGCGGCGCTGTTCAAGCTCCGCTGGAGTCATCGCAGCTAGGCGGGCCTCAAGTTCTTCTCGCGGTGAAGGCATGGTTGACCTCAGTTTTGAGCAGGATAAAGGTCCGTGGCGGGAGGCTCATTGACGGGAACCTTCTTGCCGCGTTCGGCCAGCCAGTTTGACAAGAGTTGGCTGATAAGTCTCGAGCGCTCGCCGTAACGAGGCTTGCCTGATAGGGGGTCGAGCAACTCGAACTCGACGCTACCGGCTAGAGTAGCGGGCAAAACGATCTTCCAGTCTTTGGTGAGATCGGGGCTACAGCGACGTGGCATTGTGATGGTCCTCGTGCAAAAGGGGGCGGAGAGTGAATAGCACCCTGCCCCTTGATAGGAAGTCCTGATGGTTTTTAGGATACCATGACAGGGCGGTGCTGTCAACAGGTTTTTTCATACTTCGCTCGGTGGATAGCTCTTCTTGCGTTGCAGCTCGTCGAGCAGCTCCTCGAAGTCCTCGCGATCTGGCTCTGGTTTGGGTTCCGCTTCTGACTTGGGGGGCATGACGCCGCCAGCGGTGATCCCGACGGAGGCGAGGACCTCAGCGAACTCCGAGTCGTGGGGGCGAATGACTATGAGGGCGCCGCGCTTGCCATCCGGGTCGTCCTTCCAGGCTTCTGGGCCGCCTTCGGAGACGGCTTTGTCACCCCAGAAGAGGGATACTTTGGCGCGAGCTGCGATCATATAGTCTTGGTGATTCTCCTGACGCATACGTTGGCGAAGCGTATGGATGCGCCTCTGGAAGGTGTGGGCTTTCTTCTTGCCTTCGCCGCCACCTTCGCTGAAGGGAATGACGATACGGCGGCGACCGCCTTCGACTAGGGCTGTCATTAACTCGGGGCCGAAGGCTTCGATGGGGTATTTGGTCTTGGGTGCGGTCACTGAAGTTCTCCTTAACTGATGGGCTTCAGCTCATCAGAGCTGCGGGGGCGGGGGCCAATTAGGGGCCGGTTGTAGAGGCTGCGGATTTCGAGCCTGTAATGGTTGCGGCTGCAAAGCTCATAGGCTTCTTGCATACCGAGGCTCCAGCCTAGGTCGATGTAGAAAACAAAGAGATCTGAGACGATGCCCCAACTGTAGCCAGCAGCGATACCTCGGACGCGCTCGGCTTCGATGGTGTCGTCAAGGACTCCGGGTTGGGTGTAGAGAGCGTGGGAAGCAAAGGGCGCTTCGCCCCGCATCAAGGAATCATGGAGGCAAGCTCTTAGGTAGCGGAGGTTGCGGATAGTGTCCCCTCGAAAAGGGGACTCGATGATGACGCGCCGCGCGAGGGCAGGAATCTCGCGCGGGCGGGCAGGAGAGTTGCTGGTCATCGCTTCCTCATCATGTGCTGGAGGGACTTGCTGTGGCCGGTGTCGCGGGCGTGCTTGTTTGCGGTGGCGATAGCGACGCCTTCGGGGGCTCCACTTGCGATGATGGCTTCGGCCTGCTTGGCGGCTTTAGCTGCTTGTTTTCGGGAGAGCTTCTTGTTGTGCTTGCGGCGGTACTCCTCGGGGGTCCAGGGCATTGGAGGTCTCCTTACTTGGGGGTTTAGGGGGACGGATTGGCCCCTCTATGGTGAGGGAGATGAAGTCTCCCTCTTTCAGAGTGGGCTTTTCAGGCCCGACTGAAAATGAAGCGTTGAAGATACGCACGCGCCACCCAAGGCTCTCGACTTCGAAGGTGGCGTCGGGGCCGGTGCCGGAGAGCCAGTGCTTTCGGGTTTCTTCGTAGACGCCAGAGACTTGGCCATACAAGATGTACTTCATGGGGATGCCTAGAGGTCTAGTTGGTGAGATAGAACAATAGGTAAGTGATGGTGAAGGCCACCACTATTCCGACAAGAGAGGATTCGGTGAGGGTCATGGCAGAAGCTTTCAGGTTGAGAGGCCCGCCGCTTCGCGGATAGCTTTTTCGAGAGCTTCTTTGGCGCGAATGGCGTCCTGCGGGTTGACAGTCAGGTCTTTGGTGAGGGCGTCGTAGCCTTTGGAGACTATGGCCATCATCACGGAGTTTTCGACGCGGATCTTGCGCCGCTCTACTTCGGATTTGTAGACGAGGAGCTTGTCCTCGCAGTCACGGACGAGCCACTCGATGTAGTCGATGGGCACGTCTTTGAGGTCGGAACCGGCGTACTTGCCGAACTTTAGTTGCATGGGAGTCGTTCCTTATTTGTTCATTCGTGGTAGCAATTTTCTGGGAATGGCTATTCCTTCTCTGTAGTACGAGTCTCACTTCCTGGGTGAGGACTTACATAACCACCTTGCTGAAGCATCGGGATGCTGCTCGACACATTCTCGCGAACGATTGTGTTCCTGAAGATGGTTGCGAATACGTTACTGTAGATTTTGGACTCTGCTTCGGCAACGGCCATCTTCTTTTCGAGTTCCGTTACTTTCTTCTCGCGCTCGACGAGTGCTTTATGGCGAGCTTCCCAAGCAGCCAGTTCGACTTTCACTTTGGAAAGTTGAGCAGTGGCGTCGTTGTATTGAGTGGTGCGATCCTTGACCTCAGTCTCCTTGACCAACAGCTTATCAGCGAGGATTTTGTTGTTGTCTCGGAGCTGTTTCACTCCTTCGACGGCTTCGAGCGAGAACGTGCCCTTTTCGATGAGCTCGTTCATTGCGTTCATCAACTTAGTCATATCCTTCTCTGCCATTGTAGTCTCCTGTTGTTGGGAGGTGAAAGTTATTCCTTTTTGAGTGCGCGGATGGCGGCAGCAACGACATCAGCCAGAGCTTCTTTGGGGATGGAGGTCATGGCTATTTGGTTCCGTAATTGATGTGGTCGTTGAGGGTGGGCCATGCTTCTAGTTCGGCTACGGTGGTGGGAGGGAGGCCGCTGACTAGAAAGGGGCGCCACTGTTTGGGTTCGAGAACGAAGCCTTCGATTGTGGGGCAGTTGGCGATAAAGGCTCGGACGTAACGGTGATGGCCGTCGATGAAAAAGACGTCGGGCCGACCGTTGGTGAAGGTGCCGTCTTTGCCAAGGATGATGGGCTCTCGGCAGTGGAGAACGCGCAGGTTCATGACGCGTTTAAAGTTGACAGTGTTGCGGTCAATGAAGGATTGGGCCAGCTTTGGGTCAATAGGTATGAGGTGCCGTGTGGGTTCCGATTCTTGGGGATGGGCCAGCAGGAACTCGCGCAGACGGGAGGCGGCGATGTTGATGTTCTCGCCTGATGGCAGGACGTGGGTGAAAATGGTGTCGGAGCGGTCAAGGTCGCTGTAGTGCATGAAGGGCTCCTCAGATCAAGTCGTCAATGGTGACATTGCGGCGGCGGGCCGCTTTGATATTGGTGGCGAACTGTTGTGCGGGCTGCGGCTGTGGCTTCGGCTGTGGCTTCGGCCTCCTGGGACGCGGCGGAGAGCGAGGCGGCGGTGGTGGCGGCTGGTTGTGCCAGTGCAAGGGTCCGCTTGGTGGAGGTGGTGGCGGTGGTGGGGCTCCAGGGCCTACAGTGTTGCCAGCGTGGAAGCCTGCGTTGTGCGAGGGGGCTGGCTTGAAACCGGCGGGCGTGGACAAGTTCTTGAAGGGGTCGCCAATGACGGTGACTTTGACTTTGCCACGCAGGATGGTGTCCCAGTCGCCACCGAACTTGGAGACTTGCTCGTTGGCCTTGCGAATGGCCATGAGCGCCTCCGCGTCGGTGGACGACGTGGTGAGCCGCATCAGCTTGATGAGCAGCTCTAGATTGGGCGGGTCTTTCGGGTCGATAGGCATCGGGGCTACCTACTTTGAATGACCTAAAAAGCCACCAAATTGTTGGCGCTCGTCCTCAGAGAAGTGCATATCGTCGCCGGTGCGGCCATAGCGGGCTCGTTTGGCGGCTAGGGACTTGGCTGCGTCGGTGAGGCGCTTTTGGCTAACGCCGATGGCGGACTCGGCTGAGGAGCCTAGAAGGGCGGCTTGGCGAGCGTTGTCGAACTGGGCTCCGATGAAGGTGACTTGCCAGCCTTTGGCGCGGCACCAGTCGAGGAGGGCTTTGGCCTGGACCAGGTCGGTGTATTGGGAGGCGTTCTCGTCGCCGTCGGTGACGATCACTATTGAGCAGCGCGGCGGGTCGAGGTCGCGGAGGCGGCGGCACATAGTGTTGATGGCGTCATAGAGGGGAGTCATACCCCAATGGGCGCCGACGGGCTCTTCGCGCAGGGATTTCCATTGGGTGATGGGAATGTCGCGCTGGACGCAGTCGGGGGCTTGGGAGTCGAAGGTTTGGAGAATGATGTGGCTGTCGATGTGGGCATCGCGGACGCCGCGAACGTAGGCTTCGATGGCGTCGAGGGAGTCCCACCAGCCGCTTTGCATGGATGAGGAGCCATCCAATAGGATGTAGTCGTGCTGCTGTTCGGACTTTTGAAGGCCGCCGGGGCGGTGCATGATTTGAGTTGACATTGTGCAGGATTCCTAGCTAGGGGTTGAAGGGATTAGAACAAGAGGTCGTCGATGGTGGGTACGGGCTGGCGCGGCTTGCGGGCCGGTTTGTCCGTGGGGAGTCCTTGGCCTGCGAAGATGGGGGCTACGCGGGCTCGTTCGGCCTCCGCTTCTTGCGGCGGGGCGGGCAGGTGGGCTAGGTCGAGGGACATATAGCATCGACTGCAAGTGGGGGTAGTGGTCTCGGGCATTGAGATGTAGTCGATGGGGAGGTTGTAGGCGAAGAGGTTGATGGGCATTAAGCGGTGCGCCGCTTTGGGAGTGCCGAGAGATGAGGGAATTAGGTAGTGGGCGTAGATGGCGCTGTAGGTGGATTCGTGGCCGCAGCAGCGGCAACGGGAGATATGTCGGTGGACGACATACTTGGTAGGGTGGCTAGAAGGTTGCATGGTAGCCTCTTGAAGGTGAGAGGTCGGTAGATTTTGGGGCTGGTAGGCCCATTACAGGGCGATTTTAGGCACAGGGCGCGAGTCAGGGCAACCCCTAGGATTGCATGGCTGGTATGCGTTTTTGCCGTGGCTGTAGCCTCATGCTGCCCCTGACTCGGTGCCCTGACAGGGAACCCTGATGCGTGTCCCTCATGGGTGCCCCTGACCTATCGTGTTTTTGGTGAATTTGGGTGGCTGTTGGGGTGAGCGGCGAAGCCGCGAACACCGGGCGGTTCGCTGATGGCGAAAGGCGCCCTCTTGGGTTCTCTGAAGAAAAAAATAAGAGAGGTCTAATACCAATACCACTCTAGAAGGGAGAGATCCCAACCTTGGGAGTTCCAAACACCACTGCCAACCGGGGAAGCCAAAAACCCTCGCGCGCGGTATAAGGGGGCAGTATAAGGGTACAGTGTCAGGGGTGCGCGTTAGGGTGCAGTATAAGGGCGCGTCTGAGGCTTTCTCAATTAAATGGCCACTGGTGCGGAGTCGCCACGCTTGGCGGCGGGATACCTAGACTCTAGCTTAATCGCACTAGCCGCCAAATGTGTTAAGATACGGGCTACTCTATTAAAATGTACCCTTGCGGCGGGCCGTTTTACTTCGCCCCCTTTAGTTGAGTTCAGTCAATCGCGGGACTGGTTTAGTTGGGTTCTCTGCGTCCCTGGCCCCCGCGCGAAAGCGGGGCCTTTCGGCCCCGCCCCTCTCGCGTTTCGCTGCTGGCCGATTAGCCAAGCAGGTCATCAATCGACTTGACCGCCTTACCGACTTGCGCCGCGTACTCAGTCGCGACAGCCGGGACTTGGCGGGCCGTTCGCATATAGCCCTTGTCGGATTCGAGCTTGGCGCGAATTTTGGCCTCATCGGCAGTCTTGCCGGATTTGGCCGCCACCGCAACAATGGCGCGGGCGAGCGCGTCTTTGTCAACGCGAATCGCAACGCCGCCGCCCCGCTCGGCCCAAGTCGGATCACTGGTATCCTTTGCCCCGGCGATAAAGTCAGTGATGGCCGCCCCGGCATCATCGGGAGTGCCCGGCTCATCCTTATCGTTCAGGACCGTGTTCGCCACGTTGCCGACTTTGGTGTGAAAGCCAAAGATAGCGCACATGGTAGTGAAAGAGCCAGCGGGGCCAAGCTGTTCAACGAATTCCACAGTCTTGTCGCCGTTGGCATCGAGTAGCGAGTAGCGGGCGCCCGTGGCCTCTTCGATCTTGTTCACGGGCTGGCCGTTGGAATCCACATAGCCGCGATCCGATACGGACTTGCGCTTAGTGGTAGCAGTTTCGTCAGCCATAGTTCTATGCTCCCAATTTGGGGCTGGCGGTTGCCAACCCAACGGCCCGCTTATACCACGGCGCGGCCATCGGTGCAAGAACTATTTTTGTGGCAGTTGGCGGCGCGATTGGCATGGGGCTTGAATCGCTCAGTTGCGAATTGCGCGGGGCGGTCGGCTTGCGCGCCCGCGCGAATTCGCCGGCGGGCCGGCTGCTCACCTCAGAACTCACAAACCGAACCGTTACAGGCATACCCCCTCCACCGGGGGTGGCACGGTTCGGTTTGTGAGACCACTCCCGCGACTCACCGACTTCACAGAATACACTGCCCCCTTTTCCCACCTCTCGATCCCAAGCCGCGATAACCGCCCCTTTCGCGATCTACGCACCGCCCCCTCACTTCAGACTCTATACTGTCGGGAACCTCCACGACTTCATCTCTAGGAGCTACCTATGGCGAGCTTCCTTTCAGTTGGTGGCAAAATCGTCGCAGTCACCAAAGCCGACGCCGAACTTCCTTCAGGACGCTGCCTCGGCCTCCTAGTTGGCACCGCCGGGACCGCAAACTTGATGGACGCAGCCGGGAACATCCTCACCTCCGTTCCACTTCAAGCTGGCTACAATCCGATCTCCGTGCGCCAAGTGCGGCTCGGCGGGACAGCCGCAGACATCTGGGCCTTATACGAGCAGCCAGGATGATAGTTCTTCGCCTTCAGAGCACTATTCCATCTGTACCTCAACAAGGGGTGTCCATTCCGCCGAGTGGACCCTTCTTTTTGCTACTTCGCGACGCCATCTCATACCTTCTTCTGCGAGACGCAGTGTCTCGCCTCCAGCTAGGACACTAGGCTATGGCTGACAGCACCCTCGCCCTACTTGCTGCCTCTGGCGCACTGACCGGAACCGAGCTATTCTACTCAGATAACTTAGTCGCGGACGTCAAAGTCACCGCCGATCAGATCAAAACCTTCACTTCGGCCTCCCCGGCCCTAGTCACCCCTAATCTCGGAACCCCCTCGGCTGGCGTCCTCTCCAACTGTACCGGCCTCCCCCTCGGAGCGGGAACTACCGGCACCTTGGCAGTCAACCGAGGGGGTACCAATATCACCTCTTACGCGGTGGGCGACCTCCTTTATGCATCAGCAGCGGCAGTTCTGTCCGTTTTAGCGGCAGTCGCCACTGGGAATGCTCTCATATCAGGGGGCCTCGCGACGGCTCCTTCGTGGGGCAAAATTGGCCTCGCGACGCACGTCTCTGGCAACCTTCCCGTCGCCAATTTGAACTCCGGCACTGGGGCCTCTGCCACTACCTTCTGGTGTGGCGACGCCACCTGGAAGGCCCCATACACGGCTGCGGCCCTCACGAAAACCGACGATACCAACGTCACTTTGACCCTCGGAGGGACTCCCGCCACGGCTCTCTTGCAGGCCACCTCTTTGACCCTTGGCTGGACGGGCACCTTGGCGGCCACAAGAGGCGGCACGGGAGCCAGCTCTTATACTATAGGCGATATTCTCTACGCAAATACAGCTACAACTCTGGCTAAGCTCTCCGACGTGGCCACCGGAAACGCCCTTATCTCTGGGGGCGCTGGAGTGGCACCCCTATGGGGAAAGATCGGCCTTACGACGCACGTCACAGGCAATCTTCCAGTCACGAACCTAAACTCGGGCACCGGAGCAACCTCTTCTACCTTTTGGAGGGGTGATGGTACTTGGGCCACCCCGGCTGGCGGGGGCGACGTATCTGGCCCTGGCGCTTCAGCTGTCAATGACTTGGCTCTTTGGAACAACATATCTGGCACCTTGTTGAAGGCCCAAGCTCCAGCCGCCCTCACCAAAACTGATGACACCAACGTAACTTTAACTCTTGGTGGCTCGCCGTCCACGGCGCTGGTCAATGCGGCTTCGATAACGGTCGGTTGGACGGGATCTTTAGCAACTACTCGAGGCGGCACTGCCATCACTACCTATACTTTAGGAGATATTCTCTACTCTTCAGCTGCGAACACCTTAGCGAAGCTGGCGGGTAACACTACAGCCACTAAGCAATTCTTGACGCAGACAGGAACCGGCGCCGTCTCGGCGGCCCCTGCTTGGGGAGCTATTGCGGCTGGGGATATGCCAATCTTTGTGGCCTCGGGAGCTTCCCATGCTTCGGGCGCGGTGCCCGATCCGGGCGCAACTCCTGGAACTACCAAGTTCTTGCGTGAAGACGCCACTTGGGCGGTTCCCGCTGGAAGCGGCAGCCCGGGAGGCACCTCGGGACAAATTCAATACAACAATGCGGGAGCCTTCGGCGGCTTCACAATGGGCGGCGACGCCACAACGGACACCTCGACCGGGGTTCTGACGATTGCCAACACCGTCGTCACTTATGCAAAAATACAGAACGTCTCCGCGACTTCGCGGTTCTTGGGGCGAATTACGGCTGGCGCAGGCTCCATCGAGGAGCTGACGGGCACCCAAGCAACGACTTTGCTGGACGTTTTCACCTCCACTTTGAAGGGACTTGTCCCCTTATCCGGCGGCGGGACGACAAACTTCCTTCGAGCAGACGGAACTTGGGCTGCGCCCGGCGGCTCGGGATCTCCCGGAGGCGTTTCTGGAAACGTCCAGTACAACAACGCTTCTGCCTTCGGCGGGATGGGTGGCACGACTTGGGATGAGACTAATCGCTCTCTAGCGATAGTTGGGGCCACTCTCACTACCGCTAGTCATCCAATTTTTGATATGTCTCAAACTTGGAATGACGCGGCTGTTGCGTTTACTGCTCTCAAGCTGAACGTCACGAATACGGCGAGTGATGCCGCTTCGTTGTTGATGGACTGGCAGGTTGGTGGCACTAGTCTAGCCAGTATTGATGTTGGTGGCAACGGAGTATTTACAGGATCTGTCAAAGGATTTGTGTTTCGGCCCACTTCTTTAAGTGAAGCTCAGAATTATGGGTATTCACGTTTTGTAGGCGATGGGTCAAAACTTGGTCTTTCCTATACTAACGGTAATATTTTTCTGTGGATGGCAGACCATCAAATTGTCATCGCAAATGCAGCTACTCTCGGTTTTTCTGGAGGTAATACTTCGGCAGCAACTGACATAGTACTTGTTCGTGAAGCTGCTGCTCAACTTGCTCAACGCAACGGCACCAATGCTCAGACCTTCCGGGTCTACAACACCTACACTGACGCCTCAAACTATGAACGAGGTGTTCTTGATTGGACATCGTCCGCTAACAACTTCATCATTGGAGCGGAGGCTGCAGGGACTGGAACTGTTCGTAACGTCATCCTACTTCATGGCGGAACATTCGCGATTGGCGCTAATGATCGCAAGCGTCTGGCCATTACGAATGATGGCAATGATCCAGTAATAACAAACAATGGCACCGGCGCAACCCACCTTTGGATTAAACGACAAGGAAGTATGGGTGGCGCTATCTATATGAACGCCAATGATAGTACGGTTAATGTCACCGCAGACATTAACCAGATGGTGCAAATCAGTGCGAGCTCTATTACAAATACTACTTATTCTACGGCTTTCACTATCCGAGGCCATCAGCGAAGTCTAGACGAGGCGTGTCAGCCTCTCAATATTGTAGGCGGCGCTCAAGCGGCAGGCTCTACTGTAAATCTAACAGGCGGCAACGTATCTATGACGGGCGGCGCCGGAGCCTCTGGTTCCGCGGGAGCTGCTCATGGGGGTAATGTCTATCTTGATGGTGGCCAAGGCTTCGGCACTGGCTCGCATGGAACTATCTACATCGGCAACACTCGTGGAAATCTGAGTGTGGGGCAGCTCGCGACTCTTGCAAAAGGCGCAACCTACACTCCAATGACTTTCGCCTCTGTACCTACTCCGTCTACGGGTCTGGTTGTAGAGATTAGTGATTCCACGGTAACTACCCTTGGAAGCATTATCACTGGCGGCGGGGCCAACCCTGTCCTCGCCCGTTATGACGGAACGAACTGGCGTGTTGTTGCTTCTTCAGTTGTGACGGCTGGCGGTTCGGGCTCTCCTGGTGGTTCGGCTGGGAACATTCAGTACAACCAAAGCGGCTCATTCGGAGGAATGTCGGGGACGTCTTGGGACGACACCAATCGCGCCCTGACACTGACCGGCGCAACTGTTACGACTAGCAACCCAATTCTCGACCTGTCTCAGACTTGGAACGCTGGTGCTGTTGCATTCACTGCGTTGAAGCTCAACGTAACGAATACAGCCAGTGCCGCTGGCTCTCTACTTGCTGATTTGCAGGTCGGAGCGGCCAGTAAATTTAGCGTTGACGTAGCAGGTAAGCTGTCCACAGGCTTTGTTTCAGTAGCTACAGGGTCAGGTGCGGGTGGCACGAATGTTCTTCTGGAAGTGGCCGGTGACGCCAACCGAAGCATTTTTACGGGGGGCAGCGGCTCATTAGCGATAAACGGTGGTGTTGCCTTCTCAAGTCAAGCCGCTGTGCCTTCACTTGGTTTTCAAGGAACTTTCAGTTCGGTATCGGCCAATGTTGATCTTGTGTTGGCGCGTGAAGCGGCAAACATCCTCGCCCAACGCAACGGCACCAACGCTCAGACGCTTCGTGTGTACAATACGTTCACCGATGCGTCGAACTACGAGCGTGGTGTCCTCGATTGGGTAACTACAGCTAACGTCCTATCTATTGGGGTACAGTATGCCGGGACCGGTTCAGCGCGCGATGTTTATCTCCTTGCTGGAACAAGTACGTTCCGATTTACTAATGATAGCAACGGTCCTAACTTACGTGGAGTTTCTACCGGCTCTCTTACTCTTGGCAACAATGGCACAGGCGGCTGCTTCACAGTTGCGGGTAATGACTCTATATGGATGCATAATGGCAGTCCCGCAGTCACTAGGATTAATCTTGACAATGATGCCGCTAACGGAGTCTTTGCATTAAAACGTGGTGCGACTGCAACTTCGTTTCGGGCTTACAATACAACTGGTGGTGCTGATTTAGGTGCCCCCACTAACTACGAGCGTGGCGTGTTCGATTGGTCAACTACTGCAAACACGCTGACGATTGGCACACAAGCCGCTGGTACTGGAACACTACGTACGGTTAATATTGTATCAAGTGGGCTACAATTTAATTCTAGTTCCGGTTCAGTAACAGCGATACATTCTTCTCCTTGGAATTTTCAAAATGCATATAGACATACATCTATTCAAGAAAATACATGGAGAAGCCGCCCCGGCGTCAATTTAGCCAGCACTTCTGGCGTATATTGGACAAACACAACTGACGCAGATGGCACAACGGCTGATAGTGCACTGGCTCGCAATGCTGCTGGTGTACTTGAAGTCAACGATAGCACCTCAGGAGTCTTTCGCGAGTTAAAACTTCGATCCCTTATTACAAATCCGTTGGCCTTTGCTTCGGCCCCGACAGGCCAAGAGGGCATGATTGCCGCCTTCAATGACTCGTCTACTAATGCCCTTGGCGCTATAGTCACGGGCGGTGGAGCAAATAAGGTTACGGCTCGCTACGATGGAACTAATTGGCGAGTTATGGGATCGGATGCGGGTGGTGGAGGTGGCACTCCTGGGGGCTCTTCTGGTCAGGTGCAATGGAACAACTCTAGTTCCTTCGGTGGTATCACTAATCTGACGTCGGATGGCACCAACATTTTGACGGCGCGGCTGGGAAGCACGGCTACGTTGGATTGGGATAGCGGCGCCGCCTCGGTAGATTTGAGCTTAAAGAGGGATGGTGCAGGGCTACTCGCTCAACGAAACGGCACGAACGCTCAAACCCTTCGGGTGTATGGAACGTTCACTGATTCCGCCAACTATGAAAGAGCTATCATTGACTGGTCTGCGAATAGCCCGAATGTTACCATCGGCACGCAGGCGGCGGGGACTGGAACGCTTCGAAATATAATTATTGTTGGAGGTGGAGTCAATATCGGCACTGGCGTGGCTATTGTAGGTCCAGGCAGTTCGTGGTACTTGAATTCTACGGGTGGAATATCGCTGGCTTCTACGTCGTCGCTGTCCTTTGGTGGCTCGGCTTCGGCGCCGTTCCTCTTGTATGATGGGACGGGTCAGCTTTTAGCGCAGCGAAATTCGACCACGGCGCAGCAATTCCATGTGTATAAAACATGGTCTAATGCTTCGAACTATGAACGTGGAGTAATGGGGTGGGTTACTACCTCCGACGTATTTACGGTTGGGGCTGAAGCTCTCGGTTCGGGCGTGTTGCGCCCCGTGGATTTGGTGGGGTCTGAGGTTCGCTTCAACGGCGTCGCCGTCTACTCCAATACTCCGCAGAATTCCCAGAGTGCCGCTTATACGTTGGTTTTGGCTGATGCGCAGAAGCACATCTTGCACCCCTCTGCCGACGTGACGGCGCGGACGTTCACTATACCTGCAAATGCCTCGGTGGCGTATCCCATTGGGACGACTGTTACCTTCGTTAATCAGAACGGCGCGGGGACGGTGACGATTGCGATTACTACGGATACTATGAGGCTTGCGGGCGCGGGCACTACGGGGTCGAGGACTTTGGCGGCGAATGGTGTGGCGACTGCGTTGAAGGTGACTTCGACTGAGTGGATTATCTCTGGAACGGGATTGACTTGATGCCGGGATTTATCCAGAAAGCTCCATTCTTTACTCCTGCTGCTGGAGTGATTCCTACGTTCACTAGCGCAGGATCTCTGGGTACTTTTCAGTCGAGTACAGCTAACCAGTCGTCGATAGCCTTTGTTACTTCGCAAGCGATAGCGATAGGGCAGCTCGCGGTACTTATTGCGGCGCTGGACAATAACCAAACGACAGACGGCGACGAAGGTGCAGTTTCTTCTGTTACGGATACCGCAAGCAATACTTGGTCGAAAGCTATTGAGTTCTGCAACGGTCAAGGGGCGGCGCAAGCGGGCACGACTTGTTCTATATGGTACACGAAGGCTACAGCGGCCCTCTCTAGTGGAGGTACTATTACACTGAATCTCACGAATAATACTTCTCGTGACGCGACGGCGGTGATAGGCGGGCTGTTCAATATTAACGCTGGCTCGACGCTGGCAGTAGAAGCTACTAATACTTTGGCTAATGATGGGGCTGAAGTGGGGTCACTCGATGCTACGACGGCCAATCTTGAGTGCCTCCGAATTCGTGGGATTGCTTCGGAGACGAGGTCTTTGACTGGCTTCACCCCTACAACGAATTGGACAGATATGGGCCAAGCCAACACTACGGGCGGGCCGGACGCGGGGAATCAAACGGCGAATGGAGAGTTTATTATATCAACGGGAACTGGAGCGGCTTCGGCTCCAACAACTGGATCCTCTACGGATCATGCGTCTGCGTATGCGGCTTTCAAGTCAACCTAAAGGAGAGCTATGATGGGTACTATCTCGGTAAACGTGACCTCTGGTCCAGTGACCGGCGGCAAGAATTTCACAATTTCGGACGCCCATATGCAGAACCTTCTGGATTGGGCGAAGGTGGCTTATAATCCCTATATTCAGGCCACTTACAATCCGACGAATGATCCAAGCTTTATTCCCTCGAACGGTCAGATCATGGACGCGTGGGTAATGAGCTGGATAAATGGGTCGAAGGACGCGGTTCAGCGATTTGAGACGCCCGCCGCCGTTGTTCCTCCGCCCATCGACATCACCTGAGCGCGTCTCAACCTGAAAGGAATCCTGCCATGAAGATTAACTTCAGCAAGGTTATGCTTGATCTGGAACAGAAGCCTTTGAAAGAGGGTGACAGAGATCTGACTTTGGGGCCGATTTGCTCCAATGCGCTCTTGATGCCCTTCCCTGACGAAACCGATTTGGAGGGGACGGAAAAGGTGAAGCGTTTCAGGCTCGCAGAGAAGCTCTATCAGGGGGGCGAGGTTGATGTCTCCCCAGAGGAGATTGTGCTCATTAAGAAGTTGGCGTCGAAGGCTTATGCGCCGCTTCTTGTGGGCCGCATCTACGAGGTGTTGGACGCAGGTCCGACCCAGTAAGGAGTAAGTTGTGGCAAAGCAACACAGGACTCGTCCTCTCTGGTACCATGATTCGATCATGGACTGGATGATTGCGAACCCGGACAAGAGCTTGAAAGAGTTGGCTCAATTCATCGGAAAGTCGCCTACAACGGTGTCGATGATTATCAACTCTGATATGTTCAAAGCTGCGTTTGCAAAGCGGCGGGAAGAGTATCGGCTTTGTCACGACCTAGGCATTATTCAGAAGCAGACTAGGATCGCCCATGCTTCGATGGATGCCATTTTGACTACTCTGGAGAAGAAAAGGGATACTATTCCGATCCAAGAGTTGCGGGAAATCAGTGATTCGGCGCTGGCAAGGTTGGGCTATGGAACTGAGCCAGCGTCGCCCGTAAACGTCAACGTCAACAATCAAGCTACAGTGGTGGTCCCTGTCACCGCTCAGGACTTGGCCGAGGCTCGAATGGCCTTCCGCCAAGTTCAGGAGTTGAAGCGGGCACTTCCTGCCCCCAGGCCCCCAGATGTGATCGAGGCCAAACCAATGCTAGAACAAGATTCGGGGGCGGAGCCCGCCCTGAGAGACGAAGGTGAGAGCCATGCTCCCGCACCTGACATCTCTTAACGGTGGGTTGGCAGGAGCCCCCGTGCGGGTTCCGCCTCCACGGAAGTTTCGGCCCCTGCTAGGCGAGGTTCGGAGCGCAAGGATTCTGCCCGGAGTTTCCACTGTTGGGGGCACTGGCGAGTTGTCCTACGCTAAACGCTTCGGGCTGCGCTACGAGTCGAAGGTACACGATGAGCTGAAGGGTAAGTTTGGCCGTTGGTTCATGGCGGGGCCAGTCATCGAGTTCTTTGATGGTAACTCGAAGTACGACAAGCGGTTCTGCGTGCCGGACGGGCTTATTCGGCACCACACACGAATGGTAGTGTGTGAGATCAAGTCACAGCATATGCCAGAGGCTTGGTGGCAGCTACGCAAGCTCTACGAGCCAGTAGTACGAAAGCTGTGGGGAAGGGAATTGGTACTGTTGGAGATCTGCCGTAGCTATGACCCGCAGATGCCTTTCCCTGAAAAGGTAGAGTTCGTTGAGGATATTGGTAAGTTCGCTCTGGAAGCCAAAGACGGCACTTTAGGGGTATTGCAGTGGAAGCTCTGAACGGCCCTAGCGTCCAACTCTCGACCGGCGAGCTGGTGAAGCTGGCCGCAGTTGACAATGATTTGTATTGTCGGACGTTTTTTCCGAATACGTTTCGGCAGAAGTCTCCACCTTTCGCGCAGGAGATTTGGGATCTATTCGACAACCCGGATGTTCGCTACGCGAATGTCTTGGGCTTCCGCGGCTCCGCCAAGACATCGAGGTCAAGAGTCTTCGCCTCCAAACGCATAGCCTATGCTATGAGCCGCACAATTCTGTATATTGGTTCCTCCGAGGATGCTGCCCTGCGAAGCATCAGGTGGCTGAAGCGTGCCGTCGAAAAGAACATGAAGTGGGCTGGCACATTTGGCCTCTCCAAAGGTGACAAGTGGGCAGACAATGAAATCGAAATCAAACACACCCTTCTCAACCATCCCATTTGGGTCTTGGGCGTGGGCATTACCTCTACTAATATTCGAGGTATTAACTTTGATGACTATCGACCTGATCTTATCATCGGAGATGACATTCTTCAAGACGAGAACTCCGCAACCGAAGAGCAACGAAACAAAATCGCAGATCTTATTCTGAGTGCCGTGAAGAATTCGTTGATTTCCCCTATCGAGGAGCCTAACGCCAAGATGGTGCTGTTGAATACTCCGCAGCACAGGGAAGATTTCACTCAGCAGGCAAAGCTCGATCCGGAGTTTAAGACACTTGAAATTCCTTGCTGGACCAAGGCGACGTGGGATATGCCAGTGCTCTTGCAGGAGAGTGCCTGGCCAGAGCTATATCCTACAGATAGTTTGAGAGCTGAAAAGCTGGCCGCAACTAAGAGAAACAAACTCTCGATCTTCACTAGAGAGAAAGAGGTCCGTCTATCTTCAAAGGAAACTTCGGCTTTTCGCCCTGAGTGGTTGAAGGTTATTGTCTCGAAACCGGCGCTTCCGTTCTGTGTGCTTGGGATTGACCCCGTGCCTCCACCGTCTGAAGCGCAGCGTGCCAAGGGCCTCACCAATAAGGACTACGAAGCCCACTACGTTTGGGGGCGCGAAGGTGGTGAATACTTTCTGATGGAGGGAATGAGGAATAGGGGCCATGAGCCGAATTGGACAATCAATACCTTCTTCTATCTGGCTTATAAGTGGAGAATAGCTCGGGCCATTGTGGAATCTGTGGCTTATCAGCGCACTCTGAAATGGATACTTGAACAGGAGATGAAGCGCCGCGGACTCTACTATGTGATTATTCCTTTTGTGGATAAGCGTGCGAAGACTACACGGATCATCTCTACTTTGTCTGGAGTTGCGTCCGCCGGACTCTTGAATGTGGGAGCTGAGGATAACATCTTCATCTCGCAGTTTAGTGGGTACTCGGAGACATATCAGGATATTGACGACGACCTCGATGCGTCGGCAATGGCCCTCTCCGACTTGATTGCTCCTGCCCTGGAACGTGGCCGAGGCCAGCTTTCCGACGATGATATAGAAGACTTCCCGTACCAGCGCATTTGCCCGTAGTGGAGAGAAAGATGCCCTCGCGCACACTAAACATCAAGAGCGACTCAAAACTCCACGAAGATTTGGTAGCGAAGCTATCGTCGCGCATAACTCTTGCACAACGAGTGCAAAGCAACCGCCACTTCAAGTGGCAGAGAGCCGAAGATCTAGTCTCAGCTTATATTCCTGAGTCGGAGGCGGACGCGGTGCGCCGCAATAAGCGCGAGGTGACTGGAGAACCTCGTTATACCACTATAATGCTTCCTTATACCTATGCGCTGCTTATGAGTGCACATACTTATTGGACTTCGGTGTTCTTCTCCCGCGACCCGATCCATCAATACAAGGGCCAGCATGGCGAAGGCGAAATGCAAGTTCAGGCTCTTGAGGCTTTGACGGCTTATCAAGTTGAAGTTGGAGAGCATTTGGCCCCCTACTATATTTGGCTCTATGATGCGGGCAAGTATGGCCTCGGCGTATTGGGGCACTATTGGTGCGAGGAAACTATTCATTATGGAGAAATTGCAGAGTTTGAGATCGAGGGCAAGAGGCAGTTGTTTCAGGCCACTCATGAAGTTCCAGGTTATAAAGGAAATCGCGTCTATAATATTTCGCCATACGATTTCTTGCCTGATCCGAGGGTGCCGATTTCTCGATTCCAGAGTGGAGAGTTCTGTGCACTTATCAAACGGCTTGGCTGGTACGATGTACTTCAGCGGGAAGCCGATGGCTACTTCATGAATATTAAGGAGGTTAAAGAGCACATTACTGCTGACAAGAACGCGACGGTTGGAAGCTCGAACTTGGAGCGGCCCGACTTCACGCAATCCTTCCTCAATGATACTAAGGAAGACAAGACTCCAGCAGGCGTCGTTGTGTTTGAGGTATATGTGACCTTGATTCCAAAGGATTGGGGACTCGGAGATTCGCGGTATCCACAGAAATGGTGCTTCTCCATTACGGAAGACTTGGGGCTCATAATTGGGGCCACCCCGCTTGGCTATATCCATAATAAGTTCCCGATTGACGTTTTGGAGCCCGAAGTTGAGGGCTACGCCATCTATAATCGAGGAATTCCTGAGATTATGGAGAGTGTTCAAAATACGATGGACTGGCTCTTGAATACGCACTTCTTCAATGTCAGAGCTTCGATGAATAACCAGTTCATAGTTGATCCATCAAAGCTAGTCATCAAAGATGTAGCAAATTCTGGTAAGCCGGGCTTCATTTGGCGGCTGCGGCCCGAAGCCTATGGGGCCGACATCTCGAAGATGTTCATGCAGGTGCCCGTTCACGACGTGACAACGCAGCATATGCAAGACATCCAAGCTATGCTCGGGGTTGGGGAGCGGACTTTGGGTATAAATGACCAAATTATGGGTGTTCTCTCTGGCGGAGGACGGAAAACCGCTACAGAAGTGCGAACTTCTACGGGATTCGGCGTAAATCGCCAGAAAACGGTCACGGAATACCTCAGCGCGCACGGATTCTCCTCCTTTGCTCGAAGGTTACTGCAAAATTCGCAGCAATTCTACGACGGAAGCATGAAATTGCGGATTGTGGGCGACTTGGCTACGATGGCGGGGCCATCCTTCATTGATGTGACACCCGAGGCTATATCGGGACAGTATTCGGTGGTTCCAGTAGACGGGACTCTGCCGATTGACCGCATGGCTCAGGCAAATTTATGGAAAGAACTCTTGATTGGAGCGCAAAGGCTGCCTCCTCAAATCATGATGCAGTATGATTTTGGGAAGATCTTTGCATGGATGGCCAGCCTCGGTGGGCTGAAGAACATCCAGCAGATGAAAGTGCAAGTTATGCCGAATGACGTCCTCGCGCAGCAGGCACAAGCGGGGAATGTAGTGCCACTCCGTGGGCCATCGCCTCAACTCCCTGCTCCCTCTGGCCAAGGAACTCCGTCAGCTTCCACCGAGGCCGGGTTGAACGCAATGGTACCGCCAATTTCGGGAGCCGCAGGTGGAATCACCTAAAGAGACTGCACAAGAGCCAGAGATTGTAGAAGCCGCAAAGCTTGCAAGAGCTGATCTAAAGCGAGCAAGAGCTATCCAAGATTTGCTTCGGCTTGACGGCTGGAAGCATATTGAGGAAATTCTCAACAACCATATTTCGCGTCGCACAGCTGAGTTGTTTGAGCCTACCCCTGCGGGCGGTAGAGATGCCGAGCAGCACAATAAGGGCGCGATTTGGGGGTTGATATACGCCCGAGACCTTCCCCGCGCTATAGTTACTGCGATGGAGGAAGAAGTCAAACAACGACATTCAACCTCTTAATCCTGCAAGGAACACGTTATGAACATTGTTTCGAAATATTCGATTCCAGTATATGCCCCCGAAGGCGCAGGTAGTGGTGCGAGTGAAGGCGCCCCAGCTGCTTCGCCAGCTGCTCCGGAAAGTCCGGCGACGACAAGCCCGTCGAGCAGCCCTTCGGGGGCAGCCTCGTCGACACCGTCGGTCCAGCCGTCGTCCCCGGCTCCCTCTGGTTCACCCACCCCCGTGGCACCGCCAGAGGCCCCTGCCCGAGCAGGTCAAACTGTTCCTCCCGGTTCAGCGCCTGCTCCGGGTGGGGTGGACCCTTCTATGGAAGAACTCTTGCGAGGCCTCGAAGGCCGTATCTCTGAAGAAGAGTACGACCAAACTGAGACCCCGCCGCTTGCTACCCCTCCGGTTATGCCTCCGGTCGTTCCGCCCCAGGAAGCCCAGGCTCTTGTAGCTCCCCCTGTTGCGCCTCAGCAACAGCCCGAGTTGCAACCGCCGCAGCAGCTTGGCCAGCAGCAACCTCCGAGTCAGGCACCGGGTCCGCAGGATGCTACCTCTCCCCTCTTACCGGCGGAACCGGGCAGACTAGCTTCATTGATGGCTCAGTCGGAGCCACAGCTAGTCAATCATCTGGCCGCTACGGCGTTCCAGTTGTCACAAGAGGACCTCCAGGCTCTGGAAACTGATGCTCCGGGGCATATTCCGAAGCTGCTTGCAAAGGTCTACCTGCGTTCGCAGGTGAACATGATGCAGCAACTCGAACGCTATATCCCTGCAATGCTTCAGCGGTATGCTGAGACGGCGCAGAAGGTTAGCGCAAACGAGGGCAAGTTCTACCAGCGGTGGCCTGACATCAAACAGGCGCAGCATGGGGAGCTTGTGCGTCGGTATGCTCAAGTGTATCGGGCGAGCAATCCACAGGCGTCAATGGAACAAATGATCGAGGACCTCGGTCCTATGGTTATGATGGCGGCGAGGATTGTTCCGCAACCACAGCCCAACGGAGGGATGAGGACGCCACCAGCCGGTTTTCGACCCGCAATAGGTGGGTCGATGGCGGCACCTCCTCCCCAGACGGAGCAGAACCCTTGGGAGGGATTGGCTCCGTCGCAATCTGATGAGTGACAACAATGTCTGGAATTGCTGGCCTTCGTGGCACCGGCGATTGGGGCACCGACGAGCGCCCCAAAAACTTCCGGCAAGGCATCCTTCGGTTTAATCCGAATGGTACTTCGCCAATCTTCGCGCTGACGGCGAAAGCTAAGAAGCGCACTGTCGACGACCCCGAATTTGCGTGGTGGGCGGAAGGCAATTCGCTGATCCGTCTTCAGGTAAACGGGGCTCTCGGCGCCGCTGACACCCTCGTCACGGTAGACTCTCCCGACCCGAGTTCTTCGGCACTCGGCATCAACTATGGAACGGCGACGCATCTGAAGCCCGGCGACATCTTACTCGTCGAACCGGCGACGGATAATGCGACGTTCGACCATGAGCTGATCGAAGTCGACTCCGTGTTGTCGGACACCCAATTCAACGTGAAGCGGGCGGCTGGCGGCACTTCGGCGGCTGCGATTGCCAACGACGTGTGGCTGACCGTCATTGGGTCGTCCTACGCTGAAGGCACGTCGGCTCCGCGCGCTACGTCGCGCAATCCGGTGAAGTTCAGCAACTACACCCAAATCTTCAAGGACTCCTACGAGATCACGGGCACTGCCGACGAGACTATGACTCGGACTGGCAATACCTGGTCGGAGGACAAGAAGCGCAAAGCTTTCAAGCACTCTCAAGACATCGAAGCGGCGATCCTGTTCGGACGCGCGGCGGAGACGGTCGGGGACAATGGGAAGCCGAAACGCTACATGGGTGGACTGCGAAGCTTCATTCCGTCGGCCAACGTCACGGTGTTCGGTGCGGCTGTCACGGCGGCCTCGTTCACTACGGCGGTTGCTCCGATCTTCGACTTCAACACCGGCGCTGGCGACTCGCGGATGATGTTCTGCGGCGCTACGGCAGCTCTGGAGTTGGGCAAGATCTTCAACGCGGTGACGCAGGTTCGCTTGAACTCTGCGGAATACGTGAAGGTCTACGGAGTGGACTTCCAGAAGTTCATCCTCCCGATGGGGACGCTCTTGCTGAAGATCCACCCGTTGATGTCGCGGCACGGACTCTACAAGTCCTCTGCTTTCGTTGTTGACTTCGATGCTCTCAGCTACGTTGCGATGAAGAATCGCGACACGAAGTCCCACGACGATGTGCAGAACGCGGATGAGGACGTGCGTCGCGGCTACTTCCAAACCGAGTGCTCCGTCGAGGTCGACTACGGCGGCCTGACGATGGCGTATCTCGGCAAGATCAGCTCGACCTAATAGAAAGGCGAGCGGGGGAGGGGGAATCGTCCCCCTCTCCAACTGACGAACAAGGAAAGGTCAGTTCGATGCGAAGTAACTTGGAAGGCGCAAAGCTCTACGGGAACCTGCTCCAGCGCGGCAACCGGCTCGGAATCCTCAACCAAACCTTGACGGGTACCACCGCAATTCCGGCCGATGCTCCGCACGTCTTGGCGCTCGATCCCGGCGGCGCGGCGCGTAACGTCACGCTCCCGGCCAACCCGAAGCCTGGTGACTGGTTCCTCCTCATCAACACGGCTGATGCCCTGGAGGTGATCACGGTTCAGAACTCGGCTGGTGGTGCACTTGTTCCGGCTTGTACGCCCACGCAGAGCGAGGTTGCGTTGATTGTCTATGTCAATGCGGCGCTCGGCTGGCGTAGCTTCGTTGGTGCTGGCGCCTAGCGATTTGGGGGCGGTTCGCTCGCTGCGGATCGCCCCTTAATCTCACCTCTAACCACTGAGGGCGTCATGTTACGAGACGAAGCCGTCGCTCGTATGCAGCAGGACTTGGGGTTCCGTTCAGATCGGGACACAGAGTGTGTTCTGCGATTGATCGAGGCCCAAGCCGATATGGAGCGCGGCAAAACACTCCCGAGATTCCTCCTACTTGAAGCTCAAACTTTAGCACTTACGGCTGGCGTCAGCACAGTGTCGCTGCCTAGTAATTTCCTTCGTCGCTCCAATCAAGTCCTTCGCTACACGCCTTCATCGACTGAAATCTCCCAAACTATTCCTTGGAAAGAATGGGACGCCGCCCTTCAAGCCTACATTGACAGTGATGCGAGCGGCCCGAAAGTGGCCGTTCTTCGCAGTGCAGACATCTACTTCCTTCCAGTTCCAGATGCAGCTTATTCGGTGTCCTGGTCCTATTATAAGAAGGACAGCACGCTAGAGACGAACATCGAGAATCTTTGGTTAGCCAATGCTCCGTATGTCTTAATTGGGTATGCGGGACGTCGTATGGCGCAAGCCATGAGAAATAAGGATGCGCTGTCCTTGTTTGATGATCTCTATAAGACAGCGCGAGCTACTCTGTTTCAAGAGCAAATCGTGCAAGAGTCTGAAGACGATTTGATTCTTGGAGCCAACAACTAGGGGATCGCTATGGGTCTGGAAACCGGCACCTGGATCTCGGATTTAACTACTACCAATCCGGCCTCGGGTGATGCCATTAACCAAGGTGACGATCACCTCCGCCTGATCAAGACGGTATTGAAGAACACGTTCCCTACCGCAACGAAGGCCTTCTATCACCCGAGCTCTGCTGCAAAGACTACTAACTATACTGTTCTGTCGTCGGATATGAATTCTATCTTGACGATGGACACGTCGGCAGGTACTAGAAGCTTTACGCTTCCCTCTCTTACCGCCAACGATAAGGGGTGGTCGTGTACTCTAGTCAAAATTGCCTCTGCTAATTCCTTGACGATTGTTGGCACCGTGAACGGTGCCGTTAATCCGGCCCTCACAACGCAGTATGCTTCAGCCACCGTTATGTGGACTGGAACGGCGTGGTTGGCACAATACAGCTTCTTCCCGCTAACGAGTGGGTTGACACTCCCTGATTTGACTGTCACTGGAGCCCTGGCGGCTGGTACCTTCTCCGCGGGAGCCTCAACTATATCCTCAACCTTGGGAGTGACGGGGAACTTCAGCGTTAATACCAACAAATTCACTGTTAATGCTACGTCGGGTGACGCCGCCGTTGCTGGTGTTTTAACGGTGACGGGAAATGCGGCACTTTCTACGGCGTCGTTGACGGGCGCCTTGACTGTCCCGGAAATCTCGTCACCGGCTTCTCCCTCGGTGGGGTCGGTGAAGATCTATGCGAAGTCCGACAAGCTTCCCTATGCTAAGAATTCGAATGGGGATGAGCTGCCGCTAGTTGTGTTTCGCAATATGATAATGGTACGGGACGAGAAGACTTCAGGAACTGCTGGAGGCTCTGCTACAAGTGGCTCGTGGGGAACAAGAACACTAAATACCCAAGTTGTGAACAACATTTCTGGAGCGTCGCTGGCGGCAAATCAAGTTACACTTCCGGCTGGAACCTACTACGCGAAATGGTCGGTTCCGTTCTTCAGAACTAACCTGTCGCAGAGTCGCCTATATAACGTGAGCGACGTGGCCGCTATTGGCTACGGCTCCAATACAGCAGAGGACGTCAATGTCGGGGGCGACCAGTCTGTAGGGGAATACTATTTCACTTTGGCGGCCTCTAAGACACTTGAAGTTCAATATCGTGTGGGCACTT